CGCTCGGCTTCTTCTCGCCGAGCATCCGCATGTAGCCGCGAACGAAGTCGTCCAGCTCGGTGTTGGAAAGAACTACGGCGGTGCCGTCGGGGGTCTCGATAGGCATGAACTTCCTCGGTGTTAGGCTGCTTTCTTCTCGGGCGGTTCCCACGGAACCAGCTTGCCCTCGGCGTCGCGCACGCCCTCGGCGTCCTTGTACCAGCGGCGCATGAGCACCGGCTTGGCGGAGATGGGGATGTCGGGGATGTAAAGCTGCATCCCCAGGCGCATGACCTCCGCCATGCGCTCGGCGGACTCGGCGCCGAACTCTTCCAGGGCCTCGCCGACCAGCTCGTCATGGACGAAGATCGTGATGCGCGCGCCGAAGAGGGGGCTCTTCACGTCGCCGTGGTCCTCCTCCGTCCAGAACGGGGAGTACCCGGTGTAGCACTCCTGGGCGACGTAGAAGAGGGACGCCTTGGCGCCGTCCGCTGCGAGCCCCTGGAAGTGGGTGTTGCAGCCGTCGCAGTAGCCCGTGCCACCGCGCAGGCGGCCGGAGCGGGGCTGGGTGAAGGTACACTCCCCGCCGCCCTGCGCCGTGGCCTTGGAGATGTAGCGGAAGAAGTCCCGCATCTCGCGCCACTTCGCCAACCAGCGCGCCTTCAAGTCCTTGCAGACCATGACGGCTTCTTCGTGCGTGTCGCCGAACTTGACGCGGTAGGTCTTCCACGCCCAGATGATCAGGGTCTCGGCCCCGAGGCCGCCGGGGAAGCCGAAGTTCAACGCCTTCGACATCTGCCGCTTAGACTTCACCATCTTGAAGGTGATGTCCATGTCCTCGTTGTCCACCTTGGACTCGTACACGGCCAGCACGTCTTCGTACGTGGCGGCCCTGGTGCCGCACGCCATGTACACCTGCTCGTCGGTGTAGCTCTCCTCGTCGTACCCGGCCTCGGCCATGAGGGCGCGGAGCTTGGCGACGCGCTCGACGTTGATGAGGTCGGTCGCCATGTCCAGGTGGAGATCTTTGCCAGCCTGGAGCGCGACCGCCATGTCCGAATACTTGAACTCGTCGAGGCAGAACTGCGCCAGGGCGCACAGCTCGATGGTCGAGTAGTCGGCGTTGATGAACACCCAGCCGGGCCGGGGCACGACGCACTCGCGGAACCCGCCCTCGCGCGGAAGGTTCTGCCAGTTCGGGCCGAAGCAGGACGTGCGCCCCGACTCCACCAGCTCGTTCCAGCCGGCGTTGATGGGGAAGATGGCGCCGTGCGAGAAGGCCGGGATGTAGGTGTTGCCGTTGTGCTCGTCCGCCGAGATGCTGGCGAGGGCGTGCAGGATGGGCGTGCTCACCTGCTTCATCACGCCGTCGATCTTCATCATCAGCAGGACGTGGGGCTGCTTGTCCGGATGGGACTGGAGAAGAACTTCCTTCTCCGTGGAGACGGCGCCGTCTACCTTCGACTTCTTCGGCGCGGGCGGGGCCCCGTCGTAGGCGTCGGAGATGTACTGCTTCAACCTCTTCATGTCCTTGGTGCCGTCCTTCAACCGGAAGACCCCGATGTCGGGATCCGCCAGGAGGTCGCGCACCACCTTGACGTTCGTACGCAACTTCTCCGCAAGCTGGGACACGGCCACCGGGTCGGTGCGAACACCCCAGATGCCGGCGAGCTGGAGCGCCCAGGCGGCGGCGGCGGTCTCGAACTCGTTGGTGACGAAGCCCGTGTCGGGATCGACCACGGCGGAGTCGAGGTCTTCCACCTGCGCCCAGAACATCTTGTGCGTCTTGTACGCGTCGCCGAGGGCGTAGTCCCGTGCCTTCTCCGGCCACTGGTCGAGCGGCACGTTCTCCAGCTCGGCGAACCGGAGCCGCCACGCCTTCACGTCGCCGGTGATGGTGAGGGTGCCGTCGTCATTGAACACCGCCTTGGCCTTGTCCTCGGACAGGTCCAGGTTCCAGCGGTGCTCGAAGATCGTGCCCATGTTGAACTTCGACTGGCGCTTCTTCCCGCTGGAGAAGTCCGTGGTGAGCTGCCCCATCGCGAGGCGGATCAGCTTCTCCCGGATGCGCGTGTCCGAGACCCGGCAGTCCTCATACGCCTTGAAGATGAGCGGCAGGAGGGTCTTGTCCTTGGCGGCCAGGACGCCCCAATCGAACGCGATGTTGTGCCCTACGAAGTGGATCGTCGGGTCCAGCAGCGCCTCGCGCAGCACCTCCACGGCGTCCGTCTTGTTGAGCAGGATGGCGTCCCCGACGACGCGCCCATCAGGCAGCTCGGTGGCGAACCCCTCCACGTAGGTGGTGCGGTCGGTCCACGCGGTCGGGTGCTTCTCCGGGTACGTCTCCATCAGGGCGGTGACGCAGACCAGCGGAGGAGCGAGCAGCCCAGGGCGGATGAGATGGGACTCGGAATCCCACACGAACAGCGACCGGCCCTGGAGCAAGCTCATAGGAAAGTACCTTCTATACGGACTCGGCCCCGCTCGTCAGTCCCGGCGTCATACCGGCTTGCGAGCGGGGCTTTGTCGTGGACTCCAGCGATCTTTCGACCCGTACCGTGTACTTTGGTCGTCAGTCTCAATCGCGTACGGAGATGGTAGCGGGGGCTGGATTTGAACCAGCGACTTCCACGGCTATGAACCGTGTCTTCTACCGGGCTGAAATACCCCGCAACAAAGAACTACGCCTGACCCTCGAACACCGGGAACCAGTTGTGGACGGTGAACGGGGTCTTCTTGACCTTCGTGATGATGCCGCGCGTCTGGCAGCGGATCCGCACGCCGCGCGACATGGTGCCGGGGAGCCCACCGGGGAGGGCCACTCCGTTGGCGTCGGTCGGCATCCCCATCAGGGCCTCGGCCTCGTCCTCACCGATCGAGTCCGCGGAGACGGGCTCACCCTGGACGGAGCCGTAGATGGCGACCATGAGGGCCTTGATGTTGCCGAGCCACATCTCCCGGCCTTCCTTGTCGTCGGTGTAGTAGTTCACCGTCGAGCCCGGCTTCGTCTGCGGGGAGTCGCTGGTCGTGCCGAGCACGATGAAGTCGCCGACGAAGATGTCGAGCTTGCCGTTGCGGTCGTTGAACACCCGGAGGACGGACACCTCCAGATCGTAGGTGTGGTTCGCCTCCATGTAGTTGCCACCGGCATTGAACTTCGCGTCCTTCATCCCCTTGAAGAGACCGGCGCGGCCCTGGGCGAGCTGACCGGCGGCGGGGGCGGCGGGAGCAGCGGGCGCTGCGAGGGCGGACTTGGCACGAGCGAGAAGAGACATGAACACCTCGGACTTGGACTTGGCCTGGGCCTTGTGATTGGACTTGGACTTCCGCCGAACGTCTCCGGTCAGCGTGCAGTAACTCTAAGCCGACCGGCCCCCCGGTGTCAACATCATCCGCGCGCTTTGTTCAAGACGACGCACTTCCGCAGGTTCTCCCTGCTATTGTTGAGCGGGTCGCCGTCCACGTAGTAGACGCGCTCGTTCTTGCGCGCCTTCGCCAGGAGCCGCCCGAGGTAGATCGTCGTGCGCTTCTTGCCGACGTGCGTGCAGACATAGCCGTTGGGGCCGACGTACCAGCGGTAGTTCTTCACCAGCGGGTAGTCGGCCGGGTCGATGTAGACCCGCTCGTCCTTGGTGGTGTGCAGCACGGTGGACGCGCCGCCGTGTCCGTGCCCTACGATGTTGGGAGAGAACTTCTTACTCATGTGGCCTCCTCGTCGGGCTCTTCGTCGCCCATCCAGGTGGGGTTGACCCAGGTACCCATGAGCATCTTGCGCTGCTCCCCCTGGCTTTCCTTGACGTAAACTTCCTGACCGTGGGAGCGGCGCAGGGCGTTGCGGGCTTGCCGCGTGTGAGCGAAGTACGCAAACTCCACCTCGTCCGCCGGCTGGAGCGGGCGGTGGGTGCGGCCGATGAGCTGCTGCGCCGTGTCTCCGCCGGAGGGCCAGGACATCACGAGGTTCTTGCTCCAGGCTTGCAGGTTCTTGCCCGTGCCGTGGACCAGGATGGACGCCGCCAGCATGGGCGGGGTGCCGGGTGCCTCGGGGTCGGTTCCCCGCCCGTAGACCGGCAGGCCCGCCTCGGCCAGCGCGCGCGCCACGGCGGAGTCTTCGTACCAGATGATGCCGGCCTCGCCCTTCTCCAGGCGCTCGATCGCCCACTGTACCGCCGAGTTCACCAAGAACTTGCTAAGCCAGATGGTCTTCGTCGGGGGCTGGGGACGGTCCTTGACCCCGCACCACGCGTCGTAAGCGTGACACAGCTCGTCATCCTCCAGGATCTCGGGCACCTCGTTGGTTGTGTCCATGTGGACGCGCCCGTTGCGGATAGCGTTGGCGACCCGCATGGGGGAGTCCCACTCGGGGTGGTCGTCCTTCAAGACGCGGCGCACCGCCTTGTGCCACGCTGCCCGCTTCATCATCCACTCGACATCGACCACACCACCCGGCCAGTCCCACACGTAGAAGAAGCCGCACGACATCTGCTTCTCGACGTTGTACTTCTCCAGCGCGGAGGCCAGCTCCTCGCCGTCCGGCCGGCACCACGTCCGATCGAGGTCGAGCCGGGCCTGTTCGACCTCGGGGGGCACCTTGATGGTGCGCTCGTGGAAGTAGAGCGCCGTCCCGACGGCGGACTCCGAGGAGCCGACGACGCCGGGGGTGGACCGGAACCTGGACTGGAACCCCCCGCGCGCAGCGGTACGGAGCGCGGCGTCCCGCTTGTCGGGGTCCCCGTCGTGCCACGCCTCCCAGCCGGGGGGCATGAACATCGAGACCGTCTGCCAGTCGCTTTCGCGGGCCACGCCGTCGGAGTCGATGCAGTTCGCCCAGGCCAGCAGCTCCGTCACGTTCAACGGGAGCGGGGAGTATTCGCCGAGGGCCAGCTCGCAGAAGTGGGCGTAGTCCCGGAGCCCTCGCTTGGTGAGCGTGCCCGACATGAACACGGCCATCGTCTCGGGGAACTGTTCAAAGTAGCGAAGAAGTCTCTTGGCACGGGTGGAGGAGGGACGCGCGATGGCGTGCGCCTCGTCGCAGATGATGAGGTCCGGTCGGAAGGACATGAGGATGTCGGCGCCGGAGGACACGGAGAGCTGGGAGTACGTCACCACCTTCAACTGCTGGGACACCCGCCAGTGATCTCGGAACTTCCGATATTCCCGGTGAAATGAATCGACCAGCTTCGCCGGGAGGAGCAGCAGGGGACGCTCGGCCCTGACCGCTCGCGGGGCCAGCATCGCCAGGAGACCCTTGCCGACGCCGACGCCGAGGGGGGCCACGAGGCCGCGCTTCTTCTGGAGCCAGTGGAGGGAGAGGGTCTGGAGCAGGCGCAGGTTCTGGCTGCCCCCCTCCTTGCGGTACTGCTCGGTCAGGTCCAGGTGCGCCAGCTCCTCGGGCACCCAGCGGGCCAGCGCGTGGACCCGCTGCATCTCGGACTGCTTGCGCTCCAGGTCGGCGTCGGCCAGGGCAGCGGGGTTGGCGGCGCCCTTCCGGCCCAGCAGGGCGGAGTGGGTGGCGAGACGGGCGAGTGCGGCGCGGTTGTCCAAAGCGAGAACTCCTCTAAGCGAAAGGCGCCGGGCGGTGTGACCCGACCGGCGCCCGGCGGAACCGAAGTTCCTTCTAACCTATCGGGGCGTCGCGACCGCCTGCGAGGGCTTCGGCTCGGGGGTGCCCACGATCGCGTAGCCCGCGGCGCGCAGCTTCTCACACTGAATGTAGTAGAGCCCCCACACGTCGGTCACGTCGCGGCGCAGGGGCGCCCCGTCGAGCCTCCAGGAGTTCTCCGGGCCGACGTTGCGGCACAAGCGGGCAATCACCGTGCCCTCGTTGAGGAAGTCCACGCGCTGGGGCGAGCCGTCGAGCGCGCCGAGGAACCCGTCGTACGGGGTGTCGAGCGTGACCACGGTGACGGTCATAGCGCCCGCCACCGCCACCGCCTTGTTGGCGGCGAGCCGGGCGTACGCGAGCTGCTCGGGCACCTCGGTGAACGGCACGTAGACGCCGTTCTTCTTGAAGATGTGCTCGCTCACCACCGACGCGGCGCGGAGGACGTGCTGGATCGCGACCGCCTTCAACGCGTCCGCGGCGGAGACGATGCCCTCGGGCACCTGCTCGTTGATGACCGTGGCGAACGCCAGGAAGGTCTCGTTCGAGCGGGCAGCGATGCGCGCCAGGACCGCCTGCTCCATGGCCGCCTTGTCCGTCCCGACCACGAGCGCCGGGAGCCGGTCGAGCTGCACGAGGGCGTCGCGGGACTCCGCGAGCAGCGCCTTGATCTTCCCGTGGGTCCGCTGCTCCGCTTCACCGATGGCCGCGTAACGCGGAGCGGTGTCGTCGGTCGGGCGGTGGTAGGAGAACATCGTGGCGAGGAGAAGAGCGGTGTGCGCGCGTTGCATGGTAGCCTCTGGGCTGGGATGTGAGCGGGCGGAGGAAGGCCGGGCCCGCTCGGGAAGAACTCTGTCAGGCGAGGAAGGCGTCGCTGGCTACCAGCGCCCGCCCTGGTGGATCTCGACGGCGAGGGGCTTGATGACTTCGAGCACCGCCATCGTGGCCGGGAACCGGGTGTCGGCGACGATCACGCCGTTCCAGGTCTGCTGCGTGGCGAGCGCCGCGACGAGCCTGTTGCCCTCCCCGTAGTCGAGCATCGAGTAGTGCGGCACCTTCATCTCGTGGGCGACGCGCGCCATGAGGGGGGCGAGCACGTCCTCCAGGTTCTGGGCCGACGCGAGGTTCGGACCCTTCGCCGGGCGGCTGTCGATGTAGAGCACGAGCCCGGCGCGGTTGTCCGGCGCGGCCGGGGCGGGGGCCGCCACGGTGGCGGGGGCCTCGGCGACCTTGGCGGCCCCGCGACGGGTCACGGGGACGACGGGGGCGACGACCGGCGCGGCTACCTCCTCGGGGGCGGCCTCCAGGTCGGTGATCTTCCCCTCGGCGTCCGTCACGATGACGATGGACTCGGAGAACTCGATGCTGTTGGTGAGCACCGCGCCGAACACGTCGTCCGACATGAGGTTCACCTGCTCCTCGGACCAGCCGAGACGCATGGCTTCCTCGACGGCGGCGTTGGACTGGAGATCCCAGACCACCCCGTCCTCGGTGCTCGTGTCCACCGGGCCGACCTTGGGCAGGTACACCGAGCCGTCCGCGCGCACGCTGTAGCTCTTGCCGTCCGTGCTGTTCGCCAACACCCAGATGACCGCCTCGACGGACATCTTCTCGGCCTGCTCCTTCGACCAGTTGAGGGCGGCGAGCTTCTCGACGAAGCCGCGGGGCTTGCGCTGGGCGGCGACCGGCGCGGCCGGGGTCCCCGTGGCGACCGGCGCGGCAGCGGCAGCGGTGGCGGCCTTGGCGGCGACGACACCGGCGGAGACGCCCGTGTTCTGGGCGGCGTCCGGCGGGTTCACCGTGGTGGCCTTGCCCTGCCCTTCGCGGAGCTTCGCCAGGATGCCCGCGCCGGCCGGCGTGGCGCCAGATGCAGCGACGACCGCGACCTCCTTCGCCGGGGCGGCGGGGGCGGTAGTGGACGGGGCAGCGGTGCCGCCCTCGGTGGCGGGCTGACCCTTGGCGCGGAGGGAAGTCAGAAGAGACATGGGGACCTCGGAGTGGACATTGGCGAAGCCGGCGAACTTTCCACCGGCGGCTGGGTTGAGACGTTTGAGGGCTTCACACCGTTCCCGGTGCTGGCATCCCCGGTACGCCGAGCAGGCGTTCCAGTTGGGACTAACTCTAATCGGATCTGTTTCAAGCGCAACCTGTTTCATGCGCTTCACGGTAGCGACGATGCCATTCCATCCAGCTTCAACCTGGGCGGGATTGAAGTTTGCCACCGTCTTCCGAACGGTCGGGGAGCCGGTCTTCTGGTAGACGATGTGCCCGCACGAGACCTCCGCCGCCGGCTGGCGGAAGGCGAGCTGGTGTAGCTCGTCCGCTGCCTTGGCGTAGGCGATCATCTGCGGAGCTTCAAAGAGTTCTTCTTCACTCTTCGCCCACTTCATGTCCTTCAAGAACTTGTGGTCGAGGATGACCGGCTTACCCTCTTCGAGCAGGAGCATGTCGATGAAGCCGGAGACGGGCACGCCCTCGATCGTCAGACCGGGGAGGGGCAGCGGGAGCGGGACGACGCCGGGCCGGCGCACCTGGGTGATGACGTGCTGCACCGGGTCCAGGTACCAGGGGGTGGCACCGGGGCGGAAGTCGAACCCGATAGGAAGTTCTACGTTAGCCCGCCCCGGCGCCGGCAGGTAGCCCTTGGACAGGGCGAGCTGGATGAGCTTGGACTTCGGGGGCTTGCCGTCCACGAGGTAATCCTCGGCCTCGGCGTGTAGTAGCTTGCCGTCCGCCTGCCCCTGGTTCTCCTGCTCTGCGATGCCGTAGATGTACCGCCACCACCACTGGCGCTCGCAGCTACGAAACTTCTCCACCTGTGAGGCGGACCAGTGGCGGAAGGTCTTCATCGCCCTGCCGGCGGCGCGAGCGGCACCGGGTAGTCCTGCGTCTGCCAGGACCGCTTGCGGATGCAGTCGCGGCACGGGCACCAGCCCGTGGTGAACTTCCGCTCACGAAGAACTTCGCGATGGGTAGGCCCGTTCATCGCTTCTGCCACGAGGGGTATAGGGGCTGGGTGGGCGGCGGGGACCCGTCGAAACGGGGGACTTCAAGCTGGCTGCTCATGACGTGGACCTGCGACCGAAGAGGGGGATGGCGTCGGTGGCTCCCGACGAGGGAGTTACTCTACCGTCCGGAGCTGCGCGGCACAAGTCGTCGGGCACCGCGTAGGCGTAAGGCCGCTCACCGTTCGCCAAGGTCGGCCGACACGGCGTACACTTCAACGAGCGGAGCACGTCGGCGGCGCGGTTGCGGTGGATCTTCGTGACATCGGCCACGTCCATCTGGAGGATCTTGCACAGCACGTCTTCGATCGTGACGTGCTTCCACTTGGCCTTGATGATGCCGCGTTGAACCGTCTCTTCCCACACGTCATGCTCGCGGTACTCATCGTTGATGGCGTTGAGCTGACGAACATCTTCGCGTGTGAACTTGTAGTCCTCGCCGGCCGCGTATGCGGCGTACGCCTCGGCCCACAGTTGTTCCCTGTTGGCGTTGATCCAGGCGATGTCCACCTCCTCGCCGACCGAGATCACGAGGAACCGGCGGTTGCCCGTGGGGTCGGTGAGGAACTGCTCCTGGTTGGTGGTGCCGACGAAGACCGTCTCGCGCCCCACCTTGACGACGTGCCGGCCGAAGGGCGGGCGGTAGTTGTCTTCCTGCGAGGCAAGGAACGCCTTGATGGCGCTGGCCTCGTACTTCTTGAAGCTGTCCATCTCGGACACTTCCACCCACCAGTTCCCGGCGAGCTGCATGAACGAGTCCTTGCTGCCGATGTCCATCTTCGTGTCCGCGAACCAGCCGAACCGGGGACCGGTCGGTGGCGACACGAGACGACGCAGGCCCCAGCTCTTGCCCGCGTACTGGACGCCGGTGAGGACCAGCATGTAGTCCATCTTCGTGCCCGGCTCGTAGATGCGGGCGACGCAGTTGATGAAGAACTTCCTGGCCGCCATGCGGTAGAACGCGGCGTGCTCCGGACGGATGACGGCGCGGAACGCCAGGGAGAACACGTCGTCGAGCCGGGTGCCGGCGTCCCAGGTCAGGGCGTTGAGGTAGTCCTTGACCGGGTGGAAACCGTTGTCCTTCGCCACGAAGTACGCGACCTCCGCCACCATCTTGGAGTCCACCGCCATGCGGTAGCGGTACTCCATGTCGGTGGAGATCTCGGTGTCCATGTCGTCGGCCGCCGGCTTGTCCGCGTAGAGCAGCGAGCGGGCGAACTCATCGAACTTGAACATCCCGGCGTAGGTCGGGTCGTTCTCCAGGATGAGCCGGATGTTCCCGCGCGTGGGCCGGGGCGTGCCGTCCCGCATGTTGAAGTGGAGCGAGGCCCAGACGGCGGGGTCCGCGTCCTCGGGCATGTCCTCGGGGTGCTGCTTGCGGGTCGCCCGCTCGGCCGCCTTCACGGCGCGCTCGGCGTCCACCCGCTGGTCCTTCGACTGCCGAAGAAGAACTTCCTTGGCGACCAGCTCGGCCGCCATGGTCTGGACCTCGGTGTCCGTGGCGTAGGCTTTCGCCCGGCGGAGCGCGTGCTTGGCGATGTCCCGCTCGGCGCGCGCCGTCTCCTCCACGAGGACCGCCTCGTCGAGCACCGCCCTGGCGGCCTCCAGCCACGCCTCGGCGCGAGCCTGGGCGTCCTCGGGGGAAGTACCCCCGTCCTCCTCGGGAGTCTCCGACCCGTCCGAAGACGGGGCCACCGGGGCGCTGCGACCGAAGAGGACGGGGGAGGTGGTCGGGCCTGCGGGCTGGCCGAAGGGGCAGCCCTGGCAGGCGTCGGAAAGTTCTCGCGTACGGATGCAGGTGGTAGGACCGTGGGACTTCGCCCGCTCGATCTTCGCCTCCGTGTCCGCGAACGTGTACCGGGGGTCGGGGCTGCTGTTGGCGTGAGCCAGCTCGTCGCCGTTCTTGCAGCGCACCCAGACGGAGAGGGCGGCGTACCACTCGGGCTCGCCGAGGCCGACCGCGTTCTCCCGCGCGTGCTTCATGAAGGCGCACTTGGCCTCGATGGCGGAGATGTTCTCGACCTGGGCCAGCGGTCGAGCGATGCCCTTGAATCTGCCGGTAGATTCCCCGGCCCGGCCCGCGCCGCGCATCAAGGTAGGCAGGGCGCTGGATGCACCGGGCGAGGGGGCTCCCGGTGCATCCTGGATGGAGAGACGGCGCGTGCCGGGCCAGTGGAAGGCGACGGGCGTGGAGGAGGGGTGCGCCGTGGGGGTGTAGTACATCCGCGCCGGGTCCTTGCAGGCCGGGTCCATGCGCGAGGGCAGGCACCGCTGCTCGGCCCACCGCCACAGGTGCGCGTGCTGCGCCACCGTGACCGGCTGGTCGAACGGGAAGATGACGCGGAAGGCGGGGCTGCCGTCCGCGTGGGAGTACGAGGTGTGGATCACGAACTCGTACGCCTGGAACGCCAGCGCGATGGCCTCCATGTCGGGCAGCGGGCGCCCGTCCTTGGGGTCCATGTCCAGCACGAGGGCGGACACGCCAGTGACGTTCGTGTTCAGCCGTGTGGCCCCTGCCCGGTACAGGGCGGGGGACCACAGCGGGCCGGCGTGCTTGTCTTCCCGGAGGTCAAACTCCAGGAACTCCTCGGGCCACGCGGTATCCCCGGAGGTAGGTCGGTTATCGTCTACCGCGTGGAACACGGAGACAGGCAGATTCAAGGACATCCGGGGTGGCTCCGGTGGGCGGGCGTTCGGCCAATGTGTCACGACTCGGGGTGGACTGCAACCTGACGCCAGTGTTCGGTCGCCTGCCGGCGCATGTGCTCGGCCCAGATGGCGTCCTTCTCCGGCCCATCCAACGCCGACCAATCGCTGTTGACGAACGCCGCCAGGGCATCGGTGGACAACGACCGGGCCCACTCCTCCGCCGAGAGGTCAGGCGTGTTCTCTTCGCGCGGGGTCTGCATCTCCCGCCACCAGCCGTAGCCCGCCCACAGGGCGAGGATGACCATGAGGGTGGCGAGGCACCAGGGCCCGTCGGCGAGGATGCAGGAGACGCGGTGCGTGTGGATGACGGCGATCATGAGCGGGACTCCGGCAGGTAGAAGGCGAGCTGGCGGACGGTGCGTTCGAGCTGCTTGCGACGAACTTCCTCGGCGGGGTCCGTCGCGGCGCAGATCAACTCGGCGTCCGCCTGGAACAGGTCGTCCGCCACGGGGTCCCCGTTGCGGTCCACCACCGTGAACAGGGAGGCGTTCTTGTTCTTGGGGCGGGCCGACCAGGGGCGGGGAGCAACGCCCCCCTCTTCACGGCGGTAGCGACTCATCGGGGGGTCTTCATGTGGATGCGTCCGTGGTGGGGATCAAGCTGGCCCGTCATGGTAACACGGGAAGTAACTCAATGCGAACACATTCTCGTTCGCTCTTGCGTGCGTTCGCCAACAACACAGCTTCACCCAACCTTTCCTGCAAGCACCATTCAAGCACGGCGGCCTGCACCCCGGCGAAGTGAGAGCGCGCGAGGTGGGCGAGCACCCGCTTGTCGTACTCGGTGAAGCTCGGGTTGAGGGACCGAGGGTGATGTCCCGGCAGGTACGCCGGCAGGGCGTAGCCGAAGCCCGCCACGGGGCAGGGCGGGGGCGGGCTCGCCAACCCGGCCAGGAGGCAGCAGCGGAGGATGAGCGCGCGGCTCGCCCCGGTCAGCTCGACCGCAGCCAGCAGGTAGTTCATGCCCTGGCGCGATAGCCGGACCCGATCGTCGGTGGCGTGCCGCGTCTTGCGGTGCGGTCGAACAGGGGGTGCAACCTGGGCGTCGGCGCGCAGCTCGACCACCCGCTGGCGCAGCATGAGAACAACTTCGTTACGCCCCTCTGGGGTGGCCCGGCGCAGCAGGCCCACGTCTTCCATGAACATGGACCCGGCCAACCAGTCGTAAGCGGCCGAGACGTTGCCCTTGAAGTAGAGCCGGGCCAAGTGCTGGAGAAGTTCTTTGTGAACACTCGTGGTGAACAGGGTCGCGCGCTCGAACGGGGGGTCGGGCCTGACGTAGTTCAACGCCGGCCGCGCCGGTCGAAAGCCCAGGGCCCAAGCCTCGATCGCGTGCTCGATCACGAGCGAGGTCGAGCACCCGTAGTACGTGGACCAGTCGGCCACCGCCGCGACGCAGAAGTCCCGGCTGGACAGGTAGATGGCGGAGCGGGGGCCGAGGTCGATCATGGACGGGCGTGCTCCTCGCAGGCACTCTGGAAGTCGGCCGTCAACCCCGCCGAGGGTTGCCCACACACGGCGCAGAGCTGCCTCGTCCAGCTCACGACGCGGAGCCGACCCGAGATCCGAGCACCCTTGGCGATGCGACGCTTCTCCTGGTTCACGGACGCGAGCGTGATCTCGTCGAAGCTCGGGGCCTCGACGCCGCACCCCGGCCCGCCGAAGGTGAACGTGGTGCCCGTACCTGGGACTGTCGGCGTGGTCCGGTGGACCTGGATGTCGATGAGGTACCTCACGCTGCCGCCTCGATCGCGTGCTCGAAGGACACGTCGAGGAACCGGCTCGCGTCGTAACCGCCCCACGCTTCGGCGCGGTGGCCGATCAGTTCACCGGCGCACAAGGGCTGGCCGAACTTCTCCGCTGGGGTGTCCCACCGCAACGCGATGGCGCCCTGGTGCAGCTCGTGGGCGAGCAGGTCGACCGCTGCCCGGATGAAGGCACGCGCGAAGGCGCCCTGGTGCAGCTCGTGGGCGAGCGGGCCGACCGCTGCCCGGATGAAGTCACGCGGTTGCCCGTCCGGCCGCGTGTCCGCCCGCGCCGCAAGGGACACGGCCAGGGTGGGCTCGGTGTCCGACTCGGCCAGGGACATGGCGATGATGGTGAACCCGCACTCCCTGGCGAACCGCTTGACGCGGTAGTTGACGTGCCCCGGATCCAGCAGGTACGGGCGCGGGGTCTGGTCCACTTGCAAGCCGATGTTGAGGGTGAAGCCGGTCATGTGAAGTTCTCCGTTACGGTGGGTGCGGTCGAGGGTTGCGGTCGAGGGTTGCGGTCGAGCTGGTCAGGTGAGGGAGCGGACGTAGGTGCAGATCTCCGCCTGTTCCACGGGCATGGTCGCCGTGAGGTACTGGAGCACCTCACCCCGGCGAGCGAGCAGGGCCCACTCGACGGCGGCGGACGCCGTGCCGAACCAGCGCGGGGTCAGGAGCCCGAGCGCGTGGAGCGAGACGGCATCGAGCAGGAGCGGGGTCACGGTCCCGCGCTGGTCCAGGGTGCGGCGCAGTTGGTGAGCCGGCCGGGAGGGGGGCGCGATGCACCCGAGCACGAGCGCGGCCCGGAGGATGTCCTGCTTGGCGCTCCTCCAGCCGGGCCGGGCGTTGACCACGGCGGAGTCCAGCTCACGAAGAACTTCGGCGGCAGGGGCGGAGAGGCTGACGGTGGAACGCATGAGCCCTCGTAATACCTGCTGCATAGTAGCGCAAGGGCTACGCCTCACGACTACATGTAGACGGGCGAAGCCGGCGTTGTACGCCACGAACACGCGACGCGTCTGCATCTCCGGGACACGTAGACGAAGACGCAGGCGAGAGAACAGCGCGTAGAACCTGGGCTATCCTCATCCGTCTGCAAGTCTACATCATCAGGGGGTTCTCTTAGGGATGGACATAACATAAATATGATAAGATAATACCTATGTTATGGACAAGGACAGGACTCTCTGGAAGTGCCTCTGACGGCGCTGATAACAGCAGCGTTACGTCAGGTTGAACCTGCGTTATCCCCGTCTGTATCTCCCGACGGGTGCGGCGCCGGCTGGACGGTGATACGTCGTGACCATGAAGACACTTCTGTCCATCGACGTGGGCCTGCACGGGCTCGGATGCGGGCACTACACCGGGGAAACCCTGGATGCAGGCTGGTATACGCCTCGACCAGGGACCTCGGGCCGCGACCCGGAGGGCTGGCGACGGGTGGCGCTGGCGCTGGAGGGGTTGGCGCTACAGCCGGACCTCGTGGTGATCGAGACCATGAAGATCTACGACCAGCGACACTGGAAGGGGGACCCCGACGACATCCTCCAGCTACAGGGCGTGGTCGGGTGCCTGTCCATGCTCTACAGGGGGGCCCGCATCCGGGGGTACCTCCCCCAGGTGTGGAAGGGGCAGGTGCCCGCGCCCGTGCTCGCCGCCCGCGTCGAGCAGTACCTGGGCGCGCGCGGGTGGAGCGACCGGCTCGTGCTACCCGCTCGGTCGGAGGGCCGCGACCGAAGCGGGGACGTGCTCCATGGGGTGGGCGTGGGCCTTCACCACCTGGGCCTGATGCACGGGGGCAAGACCGTCAAGCGGGGGTAACGGACTTCTTCGGCAGGCGCAGGCCCTTGTTCCAGGTCCGAGCGTTGGCGACCGTGAAGAGCCGGCCCCGGATGTCCAGCCAGCCGTTCGGCGTGGCCTTCTCCGCAACGACGGCGGCGTACTTCTCGACAATGGCGAGGGCCGCAGCCAGCTCGCGGCACGCGTCGGTGTGGCGGCTGCCGTCCTCGGGGGCGCCGGCTACCCACTCGCCATCGACGAAGCGGCCGGGGTTGGTGCCGCAGTAGTCCTTGGGGCGGCCCGCCTTGCCAGTCTCGGCCGCGACCGCCTGCCCGCAGATGCACGGGCGGTACGTGGGGCGGGGGGCGAGCCGCCGGGTGACGTAGACCCGCGCAGGGGGCGCGCTGTCGCCGCCGCCGGGCGCCGCGGGGGAGAGGCCAGGGAACTGGATGCGGGCGGGGCCAGCGGTGCTGCGGTAGAGGGGCATGACGGTCACTCCGGGGTTGGATTCTGCCGGTGATATTACCCTACGAGCGGAGCGGGCGCAACACCTGGACCGCAGCGTCCCGCTGATAAGAGGCAAGGCACCGGTTGCAGCACGCGGTCTCGGCGCCGGTGAGAGGGTGGATGATGAGCCAGTACGCGCCGTGGGGGCACGCCATCTGGGCATCGCAGGGGAGAACCGCCACCGGCGCCGCCGCCCGCACGGGGAGGGCGACCCGCGTGATGAGGCTCGCGGCGGAAGCGGTACGCGTCGGGGTGGGGGTGCTGGTGGTGCTCATGAACTACTCCGCGAAGAGGATGGAGAGGGACCGAAGGGCGGTGAAGTGCAGGGCGCGGCCCTCGGGGGAGAGGGAGGCGGCGTACACCAGCACGGCGTCGCGCACCAGCTCGTGAGGGTTCGCGATGGCGTCCTTACCCCCGATGAGGGCCTCGAACGTGGGAACTTCGCCGAGCAGGATGCGCGTGTCCAGCGGCATCGACGTGGCGGCCAGCTTGTACCAGCCCTCGCTCCCAAACTCGGCGGAGGACATGGACAGGGGGACGACGTGCCACGTCCCGGCGGAGGTGCGCGTGTACTGCACGCCCGTCACCCAGCCGCTGCCGTTGCTGCCGTAGAAGTAGTCGGGCGGGATGGGCAGGCCCGCGTCGTTAGCGTGCGGGTGCTGATAGGTGGCTGCGAAGAACTTCATAAGAACCTCCGTTCCCTGTGCGTTGGAAGTGGCCGGGCTTGGGACCGGCCTGCCGCATTGACCCCCGAGGGGAGGGCCCCTCTGCGAAGGACTACGCCGCCGCCCGGAAGAGGACGGAGACCAGCTCGCCGGCCGCGCGCTCCACCTGGGCGCGCTGCCACTCGCTGATCTGGTTGCTCATGTGCGAGCGGGTGATGGCGTTGATGAGGTCCGCCAGGGTGTTGCCCGGCTCCTCCTTCCAGCCGGTGAGGAGGGCCTCGGTGAGGACCGCCGCCTTGATGTCCGTCGCGAGCTTCTTATGCTCGACCGCCCAGGCCAGGGCCTCGGGGACGGTAGCGAACTTCTCCCCCCAAAGCTGGACCGCCTTGACCTCGGTGTTCCGGAGCACGCCCCAGGAGTCGGCGAACTGGTTGAACATCTCGACCACCAGCTCCGTCTTGGCGGTGATCTCCGCCGCGACCGACTGCATGTTCCCCCGGTGACGACGGCGGAGGAGGTTGGCGCTCGCCTCGCCGATGATGAGGAGGTTGAGGCAGCGGTTACGCCACGCCGTCCCGTCCACGATGATGGAGCCACCGCGCGCGTCGTTGCTGGAGTACGTCGCGCCGAGCTGGAACACGTCGCCCGCCGCGAAGTCCACCACCCGGTTGGCGTGCCACGTCGCGTTGACGCGGAGGTTGGTGGTCTCGGGGTCGTAGACCACCGTACCCCGCGCGTCCTCGGCGGCACCGTGCAGGCCGGCGATGATGTCCGTCGCGATGGCGTCGGCGTCGCGCACCCCGTAGGTCGTGCTCGTGACGGCGAAGACCGAGCGCACCCCGTTGTAGTCGCGGGTGCGGAGCTTCATCGTCTTCGGCGAGCCGTCGGCCGCGACCAGCTCGTTCGAGTACCGCTCCATCATCTCGTTGAAGAACGAGGCGCGCAGCTCGACCGGCGCCTTCAACAGGACGGGCAGGGCGCGGGGGAAGATGTCGCCCATGCCCTGGAGCAGGTGCCGGAAGCCGGACTCCTCCACCGCGAGCCCTTCGCCCGAGCCCTTGGTGATGCGCCCGTTGGGGAGCATCCGGAGGCCGGACATCAGGACGGTGGTGTCGATGCGGTTCTCCGCCGCGACCGCCGCCTTGACGCCTTCGAGCCCGTCGATAACCGGGGTCTGCTCCTCCCAGGCGAGGCGCGAGGTGCGGAAGTTGTCCTCGCCGACCGCGAGCACCTTCGAGCCGGCGGCGTAGACCGGGGGCGGGAGGGCGATGCCGATGGTGGAGAGCAGCTCCTCGTGGCGGGCGATGCGCGCGACCGCGACATCCGAGACCACGATGCTGGACTCGCGGCGCCCGGTGGTGCGGCTCGCGTCCGAGTGAAGTACGCCGGCCCCACCATCGGCCACCGAGGGGGCCGCCGCCTTGCGGGTGCGGGGAGCCTTGACCACCGGGGTGGGGGCGGCGACCGGCGTGACCACCGGGGCGGCGTCGCGAAGGTGAACCGGCGGGGTGGCGAGGATGCGCGCGTCGGTGGCAGCGGCCTCGGCGTTGAGCGCCTGCACCCAGGCCGGGGCGGGGACGGTCTCGGGGGCGGGGCGGATGCCCAACTCGGCGGGGAAGCCGGCGGACGCGAAGGCCGCGCCGACCGCCTCGTAGGTGCCGGTGAGGGAGACGATGCCGGTGGACTTGTGGAAGAGCTGGAAGGTGCCGTTCATGATGTGCCTCGTGTGCCGTGCCGGTGTAGTCCGGCGTGGTGGAGTACCTCTATTCCCGGTGCGGGCCGGGCGTCAAGGAAGAACTTTATCAACATGCTCGGGCTTGGGACCGAGCCGCCGCATTGAGCAGGTTGAACCTGCCCCCTCTGCGATTAGAGACGCTGCCCCGCGGGCTGGATGCGCCCGGCTTGTAGCAAGGCCCGAGCGGTACGCCCGAAGAACCCCTGGAGAGTCCAGGCCGCGCCGGTGTCCACCAGGAGCTGCCACGCGGCCAGCACCTCCTCCTCGGTGCCGTCGGTCGCGCCCTCTGCGAGCATCACGGCGTCGAAGAGATCCAGGGTGGGCGCGGAGGTGGTAGCTTCATTGTCGGTGCTCATGGCGGGCGCGGAGGTGGTAGCTTCATTGTCGGTGCTCATGGCGGGCTCCTTTAGGTGAGGCGGGTGGCGATGAAGGTGTAGCCGCGGACGCGGGCAGCGTGGGGTGCTTCGTGCGGCATGGTGTAGGGGTAGGGGATGTCGAAGCCGACGGGGACGAAGCGACCGAGCCAGAAGGGGCGGGGGGCGCCGCGTCCGACGTAGACCTCGGCGGTAGCGCGGGCGGGGACTTCAACCTCCAGCCAGTAGCCGGTGGTGGGGCGGGGAAGGGGCATCAGGTCTCCAGGTGGTGATGGTCGGGGAAGGAAGCAGTCAGGGGAGTCGAACCCCTCGTTGCTGCACACTCGGGGATTGGCGGACCAACGCCTATCGCCTCATGTTGGTCGCAGCTCCGGCGCCAAGCTCCTGCATGTGAACGACGGCGTGAGCCTTGTAACTCACGCGGGCATTACGAAGTTCTCTCTTAGTCAGGCTAATATGAGAACCCCGTACTCTGCAACCGTCAGGTCCAGAATGTCCCCATCTTAGGGGTAAGTCGGGGGCCAGGGTTGTCTGCCCGGCCGGCGCGGCGGAAGCCCGCGCTCGTATCACTGACCACTGGCTTGGGGGTGATGTCAACCAGGGCCGAGGCCCCGTCCCCTCGGGCGCCGCCGCCCTTGGTGAAGTCAACATCGCCCGCTGGGCCCGGCTTAGCAACAACTTCCTTAGCCTCCTCGTATGAACTGTAGGCAAACTCACAGATGCCCTCGCGCTCGGGCCTGTAGCCGGGCACGCTCGCGGTTACGACGGCTCAACTGCTGATAAGGGCCATTATGTAAAGTAAGGTGTTGGTTCTGCCTGTAAGTGCAGGTAGAACCTCGGGAAGCGGACTCACGACGGTGTTCCGTTTGGCCTGTAAGTGCCCGGAATCACTACGATAATCTTTCCAGCGGCCCCGTCGTGACCGGGCTCCGGCCCTGGCGGCGCCGCCGTGAACAGCTTCTGCCCACGTTCGGCACCCGGCCCCGCCGCTCGACGAGCTGCCCGGCGGCACGGAACTTGCAAGGGGCCCAGCACCCCGTCCGTAGCGAAGAACTTCCTTGGCACGGCTCTTGCTACACGCGCGCGCGCCCGGAACAATGCTGCGTCCGCCGACCTCGGGGCCGGACCCCGAACGGGAATAACCAAGGAAGTACGCCCACTTGGGTTTTTAGAGCATGGCCGCGTCACGACGCAGCCGACCTCGCGCAGGGCCCCTGGGAAGCTCCAGGAGCGCGACGGCGATTCGAGGTACCCCCACGTACGGCTCCAGGCGCCCAGCGCGCTCCTGGTGAATCCAAGCGTTCCTGCACTTGCGACGAACCCCCCTACTTCCGACCAGCCGGTCAGTCTGCCTGCCCGTCCCCCTGGTCCGGCCCGCCCCTCTCCTCGGGGACCGGCGCCGCCCTCCGCGGGGAGGAGGGGGACCGGCGCCGCCCTCCGCGGGGAGGAGGGGGACCGGCGGAGGGGCTGCTCGGCCACCAGGAGAGGGCCACCACCAGGGGCAGGCCACCAGGGTGGCGGCGGGGGCGGGGACGACGGCGGCGACGGGGGGCTCCCCACCTGGGCGACCTGGAGGGGGGTTCCGTGTGCCCTCGAAACTCTTAGTAGTTTATATCAAAGTTAGACTGTTATGACTTCTATTCTACGAGGCGGGGGCCCGATGTCCTTGACCAGGACCCTGATCCGGGCTCTTTGTTTGTTGAGCGCGCGACCGAAGTTCTCACTCGTATCACTTGATACATAGCAGAGATAGCGGTAGGATCGGGGCGTGAGGTATACGATGATTCTGTCCTTGATCTTGACCCTGCTCGCGTGCGCGCCCTCGGACCAGCCCACCGAGAACGGAGAGTGCGCGCTGTACGTGGACCCGTCCGTCACCATGGTAGATGGCGTGCTCGCGCCGGAAGCCTGCTACGAGCACACGGACGACGGCGTGGACTACTCGCTCTGCTGCCCCAAGGGCTGGAAGCCGGTCGGGCTCACGCAGGCCGGGGAGGTCGTGTGCCTGTAGAGGGTGCGCCTCCGGTCGAGCCTCCGGCGCAGCTCCCCTTGGCGAAGGGGCCCGACTAACTCTTTAGGGGTTGCGCCTCGGGCGGAACCGGTGATACGATGCGAGCCATGGCCTCGCTCGTGTACAAGACGGTCGCCCCCCTGCCCGGTATCGACCGGCAGGTGGTGGTCGTGCCCGGTCACGCCGAGTCCGTCACCATCGGCGACCGGGGTGAACCCGCCGTCGAGGGGGAGTACATCATCGAGACCCGCGAGTCTCGGCGGCGCAACCGCATCGTCGCCCTGGTCGGCCAGGGGTGGGCGTACGAGAACATCGTCAAGAAGGTCTGCGCGGAGTTCGGGTGCCAGCGCGGGTCGATCGAGAAGGACATCGAGGCTCTCGGGGAAGTTGTTCGCAAGCTGAACGACTCCGAAGACCTGATGGACCTGACGATGGCCGACGCCATCCAGAAGCTCCGCCGGCTCATGGCGGTGAACTTCAAGAACGCCACCATGACGATCGACCCTGACGGGCTCGACGGCAAGACCGTGGAGGCCCTGTTCAAGGCGCAGATCAACGCGTCCAAGGAAGCCCGTGGGGCGGCCGAGACGCTTACGAAGATCTTCGGTGTCCGCTCGAAGCGGTGGACGCCGAAGCAGCAGATCGAGGTCACTCCCGTCGTTGGCGGAACGACGGAGCAGCAGGACGCCGTTCGTCGGCTTCTTGGTGAAGAAGACATTCCGCGTATTGAGGAACAGCCGTGATGCCCGTATCCATCGAACTCTTGAACAAGACGTACGCCGACCTCTTTGGTCCCAAGGGCTGCTTCTGCCAGAAGCAGCCCGTCGCGGTTCCGCTCGACGTGTCCGTGGCGTGGGACCCGGCGCTGCCGGGCAAGGACACGTCCGTGCTGTACATCATCGACACGAGCAAGATCGCGTTCGATCACGGCGGCGCCATCAAGATCCTGTCCTCGTACCCCCGCGCCAAGCTGGTGGAGCGGCTGGCAGGGCCGCAGCCCCAGATCGTCCACTTCTCCGAGGTGGGCGCGGACGGCATCGACATGCCGCGCGCGCTGCGCGAGTTCGCCAAGCACCTGTACGTCAAGCCGATCACCATCCCCGCGTCCGAGATGATGGCGGGGCTCGGGGTCACGAGCATGTCCGACAAGGACCAGCTCTTCCAGCTCGGGTGGCGGAACAAGTACGGCAACCTGGACGACACGTTTGCCACGAAGCACACCCGTGACTTCCGCGAGATGTACCGCCGGCTCCTGGGCCTTGGCGCTACCCCCGGCAAGCCGCTCGGCATCTACGGGGACAAGTACCCGCGCGCGTTCGGCGGCATGAAGGGGTTCACCCCCTACACCGCGTCCACCCCCGGCCGCGCCCTCGGTGCCTACCCCGGCCCGCTGCGCAGCGCGGTGCGCTCGTGAGGCAGCGCATCGGCTTCCTTCTGCACCACACCCTGGCCCACGGGCTGATGGGCCTGGGAGCCCTCGGGCTGCGCCGGGTCGCTCGCGCGGGCGCCGTCCTCCACACCATGACCGAGAACCACGCCGAGCACGATTACGCCGGTGAAATGGAGACCCCATGAACGAGAGCCCCGTCCCGGAGAGCAAGCACCGGCAGGTGCTGGCCGACGATCTGGAGGTGCCCGTGGAGACGCTGGGCACCCTGTCCTGCGCCGTGGAGGACTGCCACACGGCGGCCACCCTGCGCCCCGTCTTCCTCGTCCCCGTTCGCAACGCGGGGGGCCCCGTCGAGCAGGCCGAGGTGTCCATGCCCCAGCTCGTGGTCTGCGCCGAGCACGTCTCCCAGGACCCCCTGGAGTACGTCGGCGAGGAGGGGATCATCCACTTCTACCGGGTCCTGGAGGCAGGGGGGCAGAAGCCCATCTCCTCGCGCCCGGTCCTGCTCCGCCACGACGCCATCGGTGGCGAAGATGCCGTCGGAGGTGAGTCGTGATGTACCACGCTTTCCTGGCCGCACGGCGTCGCATGAAGTAGAGGTTCTATGCCGGTTGCAGCCATCCCCCTCAACGCAGAAGCGGTCGCGAACGCCAAGGCGTACCCCGACCGCTTTGTCCAGGCGTGCCGTATCGTCAAGGAGTCGGAGGAGAAGAACTCCTCCGGCGCCATGGACCAGATCGGCCTCCTCACCCTCCAGCCCCAGCAGGCCCAGGCCCTGGCGGCTGTGATCCACCACCGCTGGGTGATGGTGAGCAAGTACCGGCAGGCGAAGATCTCCACCGTGATGGCGCTCTGGTTGCTCGGCCAGATCCAGTACAACCGAGGTCTCCAGGGCGTGTTCATCGCCGAGCGGTACGAGACGGCGGAGACGGTCTGGAACCGCGCCACGTACGCCTACGAGAACCTGCCGGCCGAGATCCGCATCCCGTTGAAGGGCGGGACCACCGCTGGTAAGCGAGAACTTCGCTTCACCCACAACGGTGCGGTGCGCGTCGTGACCGGCGGCGGCAAGGCGCCCGCCATCGGGAACTCGCCCGACGTGATGGTCGTGACCGAGTACCCCGACGTGCCGGATCCCGAGAACTTCAACCAGCACGTCTTCCCCACCGTGAACAAGCGGCCGAACGCGCGCGTCGTGTTCGAGCACACGCCCGGCCTGTTCGGCACCATCCCGCATACGATGTGGTTGAAGGCGCTCGACGGCAAGAGCCGCTTCCATCCTGTGTTCTTGAAGTGGTGGCTGGACCCGTCCGTGGTGCCGATCGACGACGACGGCAACCGGGTGGACTGCTCGACGCTCGTGCCCACTAACGAAGAACTTGCCATCATCGAGCAGCTCCCCGGCGTGACCAAGGCCGGGCTCATGTTCCGTCGTCTTGCGTTGGACACGGAGTTCGCCGGGGACGTGGACCTGTTCCGGCATAAGTACCCGTTCGACGCCTATGACGGCTGGGTGCTCACCACCAACCCCGCGATCCCCCAGGACGCCGTGCGCTGGCTCCTGCCGATGAGCGTGGTGGTGCGGGACGACGAGGAGAAGTTCTTCGAGGACCCCGAGGAAGACGAGGATGTACCGTACATGATCACCGCCGACCCGGCTGGGTTTGGCGACACGGGGGACCCCTCGGCGTTGACGGTGTGGAACTGCTGGGACAAGCGGGAGGTCGCCTGCTGGGCGGGCCGCGAGGACCCCGGCCTGTTCGCTGACCGCATCTGGCGCTTCCAGAAGCGGTACGGGGTGGCGCGTACGCGGGTGGTCGTAGAGTCCAACAAGGGGGAGTGCGCGGCGATCCTGCGCGACCGTGGGTGCCAGAACATGCACCACACGAACGACATGCACCCCGGCTTCTACACGACGCACCAGACGAAGGTGGACGGGCGCACCGCGCTGGTGGAGCTTCTGCGCCAGGGGGAGCTGAACGTCCGCACCCGCGCGACCCTGCACCAGATCCTCCAGTGGGACGGAGAAGGCAGGAAGAAGCGGAGCAAGACGGCGGAGGGGACGCATCATTTCGACCGCGCCATGACGTGCAGTATCGCGGCGTACATGTTTCGGAAGCAGAACTTTGGGATGCGACCCGCGCCGCGTCGCCTCCACCGTGGTATGAGTGTGGCGTACCTCGATCACCTCTTTCCGCCGAAGCGCAAGAAGAAGGTTCTCGGGATCGCTACTGGATGAGGGTGGATGCGCACATCGCAGTACAGCACCACGATCGAGAAGCACCAGAAGGCTTTCGAGTCAGGGGACAAGGTTCTCTGGGACCAACTATTGCGGTACTACCAGGGGAAGTTCTACACCGAGGAGACCGGCGCGTCCGAGTCCGAGATGTTGACTACCTCGGTGAACCTCACCTTCGCCATCACGGAAACGGCGCTTTCCACCTTGATTCCCGCCAACCCAGCCGTGACGGCGCTCGCGCGCTCCAGCGTGGACGAGGACCGAATCAGGGCGGCCGAGGCGTTCGTCAACCTCGCGCTCGACAACAGCGGCTACCGCGACGAGATGGAGCTGTTCGTCCAGGACGCCGTGATCTACGGGCGCGGGATCACGAAGACCTCCTGGTCCGTCCGTGATGATCTCCCCGTGGTGCGCGCCTGCGACCCGCGCAGCGTGTGGTTCGACCTCACGACGCGCCGCACCGGCGACATCCGCTACTGGATCGAGGCCACCGTCCTTGGCGAAGACGAGTTCAAGCAGCGGTGCGCGAACATGGACTACGCCTCGTGGGCGAACGAGGCCGAGGCCGACACCTACCCGAAGTGGATGATCGCCGACACGGGCGACGTATACAACAGGGACGAGCTGCGGAACTATCAACAGTGGGTGACGGTATACGAGGTCTACGACCTCGAAGCGAACCGCGTTGTCCACATGCTGGCCGGGCAGAAGGAGCCCGTCATGGAGGACAAGCTCGTCTACTGCCCGTACGACCTCCTGACGCTCAACCGCAACGGGAAGGACTGCCGGGGCCTCTCCGAGATCGCCCTCATCTCGCCGAATCAGGAGGAGGTGAACAACCTGCTCACCTACTGGCTCAACATCGTGCGCTCGTGCGTCCCGAAGGGGATGTTCGATCCGGCGTCGGTGGACAGCAACCAGCTCTCCGAGGCGGTCCAGGCCGGGCTCGGTACGTGGTCTCCCGTCGGCACCAAGGGCACCAAGACGCTCGCGGAGAGCATCGGCACCTTCCCCATGCCCCAGGTGCCGCCCGAGGCCCTGGCGCTGCTGGAGAAGGTCTGGAACAACATCACGATCGTGTCCGCCCTGGCGGAGGCGCAGCGCGGGCAGGTGACGGGGGCGCGCACCGCCACCGAGCTGGCCCTCATCGAGGGGCAACTTCGCAACCGGTTGAAGAGCCGACAGACGAAGATCGACCGGGTAACCGCCTCCGTGGCGGAGAAGATGCTCCTGCTCATGCAGAAGTACAAGACGACGGACGAAGTTCTTCGTCTGACCGGGCGCGATGGCTGGACGCCGGTGCGGCCGGGCACGTTGCGCGGGATCCGCGCTGCGTTCGACGTGGTGCCGTACTCCCCGATGGAGTCGAACCGGGCGGTGGTCCAGGAGCAGTTCAAGGAGCTTCTCCAGTTCCTCGGCTCGAACCCCAACGTGGACCAGAAGCAGCTTCTCCGCGCGACGATCGACATCTTCGACAACCCGGCGTTGCGCCGGTACAACATCATCAAGGAAGCGGACGCGACGGTCCCGAACGCAGGCACCCCCGAGGCGCCTACGGGGGACATGCCGCCGTCCGATCCTGCCGCTATGCAGGCCGCTGCCGGCATGGTGCCCTCGGACGCGCCGCTCCCGCCCACGATGCAGAAGGTGGCCGACCTCCAGGCCAGCGCCGCTGCCCCGAACGCACCCGTCATCTCCGGCCCCGGCGTCCCTGTCGGGGTTGCACTCCCGCCGTCGTAGGGGAACAGCACCCATGCCGAAGCTCGTGGACCTCATCTGCCCCGACAAACACTTCGAGTCCGACGTGTTCCTGCCCCACATCGACGCGGCGCACACCCCCTGCCCCGTCCTCGTGAAGGCACCGGGGCGGTGGGCGGGGCTGGTGGCGTGTGGCAAGCCCCGCACCGTCTCCTACATCAGTGGAGAGAGCGCGGCGGTCAAGCTCTTCACGCCGTTCTACCACGATGGCGTCGGGATGATCAACGACCAGGGCGAGTGGGACCGGCTGCGCAACAAGCTGGCGAAGGTCCACGGCTGTAGCCCGGATGCCTTCGTCATGGCGCGGGACTCGAAGACCGAGGCGCGCACCCTGGCGGACGAACATCGTCACCGGGCATACGTTCGGAACAAGAAGAACGGTCTCGACTCCGCACGGGTGAACGAGATCAAGGATACATCGCGCAGGTACGGCTTCAACCCACACAGCGGCAAGGTCGCCAAGCGCCGCCCCACGAAGGTCCCATGAACGAGAACCCGTTTGCAAAGAAGTCCGGCACCGAGGGTGCTGCCGAGCCCGGCAAGGTGGACGCCGCCGTCGCCGATCTGTCGGGGCAGGTGGAAGCCACGCTCGACGCCGCCGAGAAGGCAGGCTCGCTCAAACCGCTCCAGGAACTGATCGACGATCAGGGCCTGGACTGTACCGCGCGCGAGCTGTTCAAGTACGCGCAGGACGACCCGGCTACCCACGGCAAGAAGCCCGAGGAGCTGGCCGCCATGCTCGCCGAGGACGACGGGCTGGTGTCCGACCTCCTCGCGTTGAAGGACAAGGGCGGCCGGGCGGCCGAGTCCTCCGGCGGGGAGGAGTCCTACATGGACGCCATGCGCCGGGTGCAGGCCGAGCCCAAGAAGAAGAAGGCTAAGCCCGACGCGGGCAACGGCTTCGAGATGGACGAAGACGAAGACGAAGACGATTAGGGAAGAACTTCCCTTCGAGGAGCAGCACCATGTTGACACTTCTGGCTTTGACGTGCCCCTTCGGCACCTACATCGACGAGACCCCCTCCGGCAGCGAAGGCGGCGGTGCAGGTGACGGAGGTGGCGGCGGACCTTCTACCCCCACTTCTGGTGGTGATGCCGGCGCGGGGTCTGCTGTTCCCTCCGCGCCGCAGGCAGCTCCAGGAGCGGGGGTCTCCGCCGAGTGGAACGGGGAGATGGAGTCCCTGCGCAACGAGTCCTGGTTCAAGGATCTGCCGGTGGAAAGGCAGACCCAGCTCGAAGCTGGCCTGCGCACGAAGCACTCGAACTGGCAGCGCGGGTTCCAGACCAAGATGGGCACCTTCGCCAAGGAGAAGGAGGAGCTGACCCGGCAGCTCGCCGAGGCGCGCTCCGCCAAGGACATGTTCTCCGAGATGCTGGGTCAGGAGGAGGCGATCAAGCCGCTCACCGACAAGCTCTCCGGGCTGGAAACGGCGTTGTCCGCCAAGGACACGGAGATCCAGGAGCTGCGCGGGAAGGTTGAGGGCTTCGAGTCGGAACGGGCCACCGCCTTCGTGCAGAACACGTTGTCTCGGCATGAGCGGGAGTACGCCGACATCTACGCCGACTTCGTGGAAGATCCCGACTACGGCGAGGGCAAGCCCAAGGACGTGGCCGAGCCTACCGGCGCCTACGTGGAGTTCACCACCCTGGTGCGTGCCCTGGGCGGTGGCGAGGCGGCGGAGAAGAGGGCTGCCAAGATCGTGCGCGCGGAGATGGCGGAGCGGGCCGGCGCATCCGCCCGGCCGCCCGATCCGCCGGCCGAGGTCGTGCCGAAGGCGGTGCGGCTGGCGGGCACCGGCGGGGGGCCCCGTGCGTCGGACACGACGCGGGACCCGAACGAGACCTACGAGCAGGCACGTAGGCGAGTTCTTGGCGAGACCGCCGGGCAGGAAGAGGACGACGACGATTAGTAGGAAAGTTGTCGTGTGTGCTTGCGTCGCATGAGCTACCCGGAGTATGCTTCCTGCAAGCACCCGCTCAACCCTGCGTAGGCGCAAGCACGCAGGAGAGGACGCGGTAGGGCGAGACGACTTCTCCCTACGAACCCTCCCTGCGTGTGGATTCACACGCCCCCGTGTGCAGCATGGCCGTCAGCCGCGAACTCCTCAACACCACCTTCGAGAACTTCCGCGGGCCCCTCGTCCGCACCTTCGCCCAGAACACGCCGCTTCGTCGGATGTTGATCTCGAAGGCGAAGATCACCACGGATGCCGGCTCGTTCGTCGAGCGTGGCATCATCACCGGCTCCCCCTCGCGCGGGACCGGCATGTTCAACGGCGACGAGGTGCTCGACCGCACCCGGCGCAAGAAGACCGATCGGTACCGCGTGGATTACCACCGCGTCGTGATCTCGATCAACATCCCCCAGAAGGAGCTGAACCAGAACAAGGGGAAGCAGGGGGCTGTCAAGCTCATCCAGGACTACCCCAAGTCCGTGACGGACAGCTACGTGATGGACCGGGAGAAGTACCTTCTCGTCGGGAAGAGCGCCGGCATGGCGATCGACTCCGAGGAGCTGTACGGGTACTCCACCCTCAACGGGCAGTTCACCAGCGGCATCGGCTCCGGCGTGGAGAACGGGCTCCTCGACTTCCGCACCCCGGCCGACCAGACCGCCGACGGCGAGCTGGTGCAGAACGTCGCGAAGTCCAGCGCGATCTGGCACTACAACCAGTACGGGGACATCGGCACCTGGGCGACGGACGGCATGAAGGTGCTGCGCCGGACCTACCGTGCTGCCGCGCAGTTCGCGTCCGGCGAGAACGGCGGCGTGGACCTGATCTTCATGGACGACGAGACCTACGGCAACTACCAGGAGTCGAAGGCCGACATCGTGCGGACGAAGAAGCTCGACGAGAACATCGACAAGGGCAACACGTTGAAGGACGTGTTCGCGCTGGCCGGCGTCTTCCCGTCCCAGCTCATCGACCTCGCCGCCGACATGACCGGGGACGCCGTGGATGGCGTGATCTACGGCATCAACACGGAATGGGTCGAGATCGTCCAGTTGGAGAAGTCCCACATGTCCGGCTTCGTGGACGCGGGCCCGGATCAGGACGGCGTGACGGCGAAGCTGTCCGAGCACGAGGCGATGATCTGGCAGAAGTTCCCCGCACACTTCTGCATCTCCGGGGGCAGCCGGTAGCAATACCGACCGCCCTCGGGTCTCCTACGCCCCTTCACATCTACGAGGTTCCCATGTACTCTCAACTGCTCGGCGACGACGTGTTCGCTGTTTCCACCGACCGGCGGGCCAAGCCCGGCGAGCTGGTGATCACCAACGACCGCACCTACGGGACGCGGGTGTGGCGCTTCGTGAAGAACGACGACCCCGCCGCCGCGTTCCCGATGGGCACGATCATCCAGCGGAAGGCCGCGACCGTGGACGACATGACGGGCATCGTCTGTGTCACCGATGCGGTCAGCCGCTTCCGGGTGCTCGGCGTGAGCCAGTGTCCGACCACGAGCGCGTGGCCGAAGGGCAGCTTCGCCTACGCGTTGAAGGAGGGCATCGGCTTCATCCTCGGTGACGGCGCCGTCTCCGCCGGGGACGCTGTGTGCTCGTCCAACACCGCAGGGCGCGGGCGCACCGCCGTGGCGGCCACGCTCGTTGACCAGTCCGGTGTCTTCGCGTTCGCCCTGGAAGCCGACGGCGCGGCGGGCACCACCTTCCGCGGGCACATCTGCTGTCCGTAGTCTGGTAGGTCTACCGGTGGGCCTGTCGAGGTGATACACTTCGGCAGGCCCATCGTCGTTTCTGGGAGGTGCAAGTGAATCGCAAGCTACTGCGCACCAAGGTGGGCCGCCGGCTGTCCTGGCGAGCGGACATCGACGCGGACAGCATCGCGGCCTTCAACGAGGCCATCAACGATGCCCAGAAGAAGCTCGCCGGGGATTGCCCGTCGGCCTTCATGCCCGACGAAGAGAGCATCGTGCTCTACCCCGACTACACCAACGGGACCATGGGGCGCACGCTGGCCGCGACGACGGATCCCTACGTGCTCACGTTCGGCGCCAGCCCTGGCGCGGCGGGCACGTCGGAGCCCGTGGTGGACGGGACCTGGGACGGCATTTACCACCTGGAGATCACGGACCCGACCGGGCAGGCTCACCGTCGGCAGACCCGTGAGTTCTGGAAGGCGACGGTGGCTGGAGGCCCTGCGGGCGATCAGATCTTCGTGTCGCTCGACCGCCCTTGGCGGAACAGCACGGACTCGGGCATGGCCTTCCGCCTGCACCAGCCGGAGTTCTTCTTTAGGGACGACGTGATGGAGGTGCTCGACGGCGGCATCTGGGACCAGACCGGAGCCCATCTCGTCGCGTTGCCCGAACACTTCATGCGGTTCTACAACGACCAGGACTACCGGGGGAACCGCACCGCGCGCCCCGAGTACCTCGTGCGGGGCCGGCACTTCCAGCTCGACGCGCCTCTGACCCCGCCGCTGGCGGTGCGGGCGGAACAGCTCGGACCCTGGGTGGGGCGCGAGCCCATCGGCCGGTTCCGGTTCATGTACACCTACGCGTCGGGGAAGAAGGACGCCGAGCGGCAGTCGCCCGTTGGCGGCTACGACCCCATGTGGGAGTCCTCGCCCTCGCCGGCCTCCGAGGCCATCACCCTCACGGACGCCTCCCAGCTCATCCAGATCAAGGGGCTGCCGAACATCGACTACATGCAGGACTTCGACCCCATCGCGGGTGGAACGCTGCGCGCGGGCCGCTCCGGCGTGTACAAGAGGCTCTACGTGATCCGTGAGACGACCGACACCACCGGCGCCTTCGTCGATGAGGTCGAGCCGCTGGGCGTCCCCATGTTCCTGGGGAACGTGGAGGGCAACGTCGTGCAGACCACCTGGGACGGGTCGGTCATTCCGGTCTACACGCGGCGCCTCCCCGAGGTACAGGGGTACTTCGCGCACCGGATGGTGCCCCACCAGAACCAGCGGTACGAGGTGGACTTCCGGGTGCGCCGCCGGCCGCGGGATCTCGGGCACGATGGCGACGCCCCGCGGGTACACCCTGACGCCGAGGAGGCCCTGGTGCTCCTCTGCTGCTACTTCTGCGCGAAGCTGGACAAGCAGTACGACGAGGCGGACAAGGCCCTCGAACAGTACACCGGCAGCCCGGCGAAGAACATCGAGGGAGAACTTCCCAAGTTCATGCGCCAGCACGGCAACCCCGTGCGCGTGATTCCCGGAGGGATCTGGACTCCCCCCGGTCGTGGTGGGGGCAGCAGACGCCAAGACCCCAACCGCTACAACTACTTCAAGGCGTGAACGGAGCAGCAGCATGGTCAAGCACGTAGTCGGCACCGCGGCTTTCGCGGCGGTGGATCCCAAGAAGGACAAGGTTCACGAGCGTCCCTATGACGGGCAGCGGTGGATGCAGATCCACGACGGCGGCCAGCGCATCACCTGGGGCCGCGTGATCGGCCTCCAGGAGTGGCAGGACAAGGACGGCAACGTCGTGAACTGGAAGGCGTACGTGTGGGACGGGTTCCGCACCCCCTACTCCGTCACGAAGAACGACCGCTGGCGCTCCGCGTCGGACTGGCACGCCGCGTCGGCTGACGTGCAGGACGATCCGGCGGTGGGTCTCGCCCAGGCGCTCGCCCAGGTGGCCGCGCTGGAGAAGCAGGTGGCCGCCCTCGGCACCCGGCTCGCCATGCTCGACACCATCCCGCGCGCCGAGGTCGAGGGCGCCCTCACCGAGCTGGACGGGCGCCTCACCGCCATCGAGCAGGCGCCCCAGGGGGAGGCCCCGGTCGTCGATCCGGTGTCGGAGGTGGCGCGCACGGGGGCGCCGGCCGCCAGGGGACAATCCGCCGGCGGAAAGCCCCCGGCGGGGAAGGCACCCAAGAAGTTGGCCGAGATGCAGGAGTAACCCATGCGCAAGACCGTACGCGTAGGTCTCCCCACCATCGAGTCCGGCAAGCACTACGCGCCGGACGCTTTGGCCGAGGAGATCATCAACTTCGAGGACCATCCCCAGGGTGGTATTCGCGCCGTGCGTGGGCCTTGCGTTCTGGTCCCTGACTACAACAACGACGGGGTGTTCGCGTCTCAATACGGCACGATGCACGGTGTATTCCACGCCATGCTCGATTCTGGGATGCGCGACACCATGCTCGTGCGCACGGGCGACAAGCTCATCGTGCAGCGCGGGTACGAGCAGGACTACGAGACGTTGCAGACGGGCTTGTCGAACGAAGGAAACGTCCGATTCCCTGATCAGTTCTGCGAGGTAGCGGGCAAGGTCATCTGGACGAACGGTGTGAACGCCGCCCTGGCGTACGACGGGTACCTGCTCATGCCGCTGGGCTACAGCGACGGGCCCGGCGCCCCGATGGCGAAGGGTCCCGACATGGTGACATCCAGCACCAGCAACCCGGAGGAGAACCCGACCGTCAACCGTAACTCCAGCGGGTACTCGCACCCCGGCCGCATCGGCACGCCAGGGGACGTGCTCGCGGGCCAGCAGGGCTGCCTCCGGCAGGGGGCGTGGTATTATTGGGGCCAGTGGGAGGACACCTTCGGCAACCTGTCGCCCCTGTCGGCGGTGTCAGGCCCCGTGACAGTACGCACCGAGGACGCCGCCTGGAGCTACAACAAGGACTTCATCGCCTGGAACTCCGAGGGCTCCCTGGCGCAGTATGCCGTCGGGATCGACGACCTCACCAAGCAGTTCTTCGCCGGGAACCTGACCGCTGGCCCCGATGGCACGGTGGCGTACCACCTGTTTCGGTCCCAGGACACGATGGTGAACCCCTCGGAGCCGCGCCTCGTGGTGCGGATCCCGGACAACAACCCCACCAAGGTGTACCCCGACAACCATTCGGACGCCGAGCTGGGCGGCAAGGCGCTCGACGTGGTGCCCGTCCCCCACTTCAAGGTGATGTGCCCCTTCGGCGGCGGGCTTGCCATCGCGAACACGTCGGCCAACCCCGGCATCGTCATGATCTCCGAGGCCGGCGCGGCGGGCACCTTCCTGCGCGGGCGCTGGGTCTACCCCGACCCCAACGGGGCCGAGGTCACGGGGCTTGCGAACTTCGACCGGCGCCTGCTCGCGTTCACCATCAACACCGTGTTCGAGATCACCGAGCGGGACGGGCAGTTGGAGGCCATCCCGCTCACGTCAGGTATCGGCTGCGTCGCGCCGTCGAGCATCAAGGCCACGGGCTTCGGCGCCCTCGTCTGGCTGGGCCGCGACGGCTTCTACGGCATGGCGGCGGGCGGCGCCGTAGAGAACATCTCCGTCAAGGACATCGACGAGCTGTTCAAGACGCTCAACCTGACCCGCTTGTCCCAGGCGGTGGCCGAATGGTGCCCGCGCTCCCAGGAGTACCTGTGCGCCGTGACGCCGAGCGGCCAGCTCGGGAACACGCTCGTGCTGGCGTTCAACGGTGCGGGCTGGAAGCGGCGCAAGTACAAGCTCCAGTTCGCGGGGTTGACCCTCACGAAGGACGAGAGGCAGTACGTGGTCGGATGCGGCGCCCTGGACAACGGTACCATCCCGAACGTCTACGTGCTCGACCGGGAGACGAGGAACTTCGCCAACCCCCAGAAGACGTACCTCTACCGGACGAACTGGCTGCGCCTGGACCCCCATGGGCGCGACCGGTTCGACGCGTCCTGCGTGTACGTGGGCTTCGTCGAGTCGAGCAACGCCAAGCTGACGTGGCGCACCTACCAGAACGGGCGTCGGGATGTAGCGGTGCAGACCAGCGTAGCGGACAACTCCCTTACCCTCGTGGCGCCAGACCTCGCGGACAACCTTTCCACCATCGTGCTGGGTACGGGGAAGGTCAGGCGACCCCGGCTGTTCTGGCGAAAGTTCACCTTCAAGCTCACGGGTGTGGACTCTTTCGCGTTCGACCTGGAAGGGCAGGAGGCCAACGACGTGTACCCGCACATCGTTGCGTTCATGTTCGATGTTACGATGGTGGAAGACAAGGGTGCAACGGTACCCCGAGGATAGGTCCAGGTGGCGCACATCTTCCCCGAAAGCGAGCTTCGTCCGAACGAAGTGGCCGACCCTATCAAGCTCGACCGGGCGTTGCAGCCATTGGTGGAGAAGCTGGGCGGCGGGCTCAACGAGCACGACTTCTCGGCCACCGAAGCGGGTGGGGCCAAGCTGGTGCCCCTGGCGCGCGTGGCGGACGACGCGTACTACGCCGCGTACCAGACCAAGGCACACGTCTCTATGCAGGTGAACAGCGGCGCCCACGCGTACGCCAAGCCGTCTGCCGTGGGTCCCCTGGGGCGCACCGCCACGTTGCTGGACACCCCGGCCTGGACTGTCTTGACGGAGGATACCACCGGCACAATGATGCGCAAGTCGGTGCCCACGGGCGAGGACATCCTGTTCGTCTTCGCGCAGGTGCAGATCGCGGGCTGGCTCGGCACGCTGGGCACGAACCCGTCCACGCCGTCGGTGGAGGCGTACCGAGTCCAGTTCGCGCTCCAAGTGGACGGCGTGGTGATCGAAGACACCATCACGGGGCCCGCGCACGTACCCGACTGGCCCTCCCAGCAGACGTACGCAGGCGTCCACGCGTTCTCCGCCGTCAACGACTTCGACTACCGCCACAAGTTCGTCCAGAAGAACGGCGTTGGGCTTCCCAACCACATCCAGCCGGCCCGGCTGACGCGTTCCTTCGCGGTGGTGGAGGGGTCCCACGACATCGACCTCGTGTACCGCCGGCTGCCGCGCAACAACTACGAGATCGACAACGACGGCGACGGGTCCTCCATGGCCGCGTTCAACCGGCGCCTCGTGGTGGTCCGGTTCCACGGCTGGGCGGCGTGGGCGGGCGGCGGAGCTACCCTCGCGGTGGAGGCGTGGCAGGATGGCGACCTCGTATCCAGCGCGGCGCTGGTGACGGGGCGCCTGGACAAGGTGCGCGTACACATGAACGCCCTGCCCGAGGGCGCGGCACGGCGCGGGGCCTTCCGTAACGAACATCTTCCTTCTCTGGTGGTCTGGAGTGACTGTGAGGTGCTGGCGCCGGCCGCAGATCAGGCCATCGCGGCTACGTCCACCTACGCGGGGTACGGCTCCACCACCGGCTGGCAGCAGATCGGCGACGGCGCCGGCACGTTCCTGCGGGTGCAGACCGTAGCGAACCTGACCGACAATGCCGGGGTCCTGCTCGTGCTCGCCAACGTCCACGTCGCCCGCATCAACGTCACCGGGGACAGCACCGACCGGTGCATGGGGTTCTTCTGTCTGCGGTACAAGGACGCGACGAACACCTGGAACTATCTCGGTGAGACCGAAGCCGCCCTCACGCCGCGCAACCGCGCCGACCCCATCGGGGCCCAGGGCGTCCCCCTGGCGGGCCTGTCTGCCGGGCAGAACCCGTGCCACGAGGACGTGCCTCTGTTCTGGGCGGTGGACACGCGCGCGCTCCTGGTGGCGAACCCCAACGCGAGCAGCATCCGTGAAATCGAGGTGGTCCAGGCCACCTGGGACGGGACGGGGGCCGCCTTGGCGGTGAACCAGCGCACCCAGAACGGGGTGCTCACGGCTTTCCTGCTGCGGGGGGTGACTCTTGCCTGATGTAGTTCTTCCGTACGCGCCCGCTGACGGCGCTACCCTGGACCCCGCGGAGGTCAACAAGGATCTCTATGAGGTGCCGGCGAACCTGCCGGCGGGGCGCCTGTCTCTGCTCGAAACGTCGAACGGGGCGATCACGTTCGACAACCTGGACCCCACGTTCAAGGTGCGGTCCCACATGATCCGCCCCTGGCAGGTGGGGAAGCCTGCCTCCTCGGGGCTCATCCAGCCGATGGACTTCTTCCAGAACGCGTGGGGCCAGGACAAGGTGTTCTACGGGGTGGCCGGGGCCAACCTGACCTTCTACCAGCCCTACGACCTCAACCTTGCGTTGTTCTTCGCCAGCTTCTTCGTGAGCATCTGGCGGCAGCGCGGGAAGAAGGGCAACCAGAACACCTGGGCCGATGCGCCGGAGATCCTGGTGCGCTGCCGGCTTGATGGCGTCGATCTGCCGCATACGAACCGGCCTATGCCCGAGACGATCTACTACGAGGCGGGAGCGCCCACGTACGGACCTGCCGGGGCGGAGGGGTATGACTACACCTTCGCGCGGGAGGAGCGGCTCACCCGGTTCTACAACATCCACCACCCCAAGCGGTTGGGAGGCAGCGCCGTGAAGGGCACCGACCAGCTCACGAAGGGGCACCACACGTTCGGCCTGCACGTCTACGTGGCGCAGAACGTCGGCACCGAGAAGGTGGACCGCGACGGTGTGGACTTGTACCCCTTGTCGGTGTGGAAGAACATGCACCGCCTTCGCGTGTTCGTGCGTCACGCTGACGTGTTACCCTTCCTGTAGACGGTGGAGTCCGAGATGATCAACCCGTATGTAGCTATCGCGGGCGCTGTTGCGAACTCCGCGTACACCGCTATGGGTGCGAGCACGAAGGCTGCGACGCAGCAGCGCAAGCTCCTGTTCGCCGACGTGGATCGGTTGAAGAACAACAAGCTCGGCGCGAGTGAAGCGGACACGGCTTCCAAGCTGGGGCGCGACCAACGCGCGATCCAGGCCCAGCAGTCCCAGATGAACGCGGACGCGACGCGGCAAGCTGCGGCGTCCGGCGGCATGGGTCGGTCGGGAGCGTACTTCGCCAACCAGCAGAACATCGCCAAGCAGGCGTCCGACACGCTCGCGGCGCAGGCCGCGACCTACGAGCAGCAGTCCTCCGCCCTGGCGGCGAACCAGCGCGCCGAGATCATCGGACGGCTCGACGCCCAGGGCGACCGAGGAAGGCAGGTGTGGAACCGGAAGGGCGACATCGCCGAGCGCGGGGCCGAGAAGTTCGCAGGGATGGACTCCTCCGTCAATGATTGGGCGGGTACCGAGCAGACTTTCGACGCGTAGGAGGGTTACATGGCTACGCCTAACGGGGAGAACGACGAACTGCGCATGGCCGGCTTCAAGGCCGCCGTGCCCGCCGTCGTGGAAGCGATCAAGTCCAACCGCGAGATCGTGGGGACCGCGCGCGAACAGCAGTCCGCGAACTGGCGTGCCGCCGTGGGCGCGGTCGGCAAGTGGGAGGCCGCGCGCCGCACCGGCGAGGGGAAGGCGATGATCGACGCGCTGGTCGATCTGACGGCCATGGAGCTGGCGGACAGCCCGGTGGATCGCGAGATGCTGCGACGCGTCGAGGAACAGGTGCGCCTCGCGCAACCCGGCGTGTCTCCGTCCGCCGAGTCGTTCAAGCGGGCGATGTGGCAGGTGTACTCCGAGCAGAACCCGGCACCCGAAGCGGACCCGCGCACGCTCGGCACGTTCCGTGCGATGCAGGACAAGTACCCCTGGTCGGACTCGTACATCACCGACAAGGACAAGGTGGCCTGGGCCAACTACCAGCGCATCGTCAAGCAGGCCGACATCCAGGCCGGCGAGGTCGAGCGGATGGAGAAGGTGCGCGAGCAGGCCCGGTCCATGGCCGACTACCTCGCCAGGAACCCCGACGCCCAGCCGACGGAGGTGCAGCAGTACATGAAGAACCTGCCCCTGCTCGGGGACTCCGCCGCCATGCAGGGCATCGCCGCGTACGCGAAGAAGCAGGCGAACGCTGACCCCGTGCTGTCGAAGGAGGAGCGCGAGCAGTACGAACAGAACGACGCCTTGCGCAAGACCTTGGAGCGCAAGGTGATCGACGACGCGAACACCGAGTCCGAGCGGGACCGGATGGCGCGGATCATCGCCAAGCCCAAGTTCCAGTGGTGGGCGAAGATGAACGGCTTCGACGTGGGCACGGTCAGCCCCAAGGAGGAGGGGAAGAACTACGGGCCCGACGTGCTTACGCCCGTTGGCGAGTACACTTCCGGACCCGACGACATGGAGGCGATCAAGTACGCGATGGGCCAGCGGAAGCGCCGTGGCGACCAGGACATGTTCTGGCAGCACCGCCGGCTGCCGGGCACGCCCACGTTCGGGCAGGTGACGGTCAAGTACGGCACCGTGCCGGACGCCGCGTACAAGGGCGAGGGGGGCACGTACAAGTTCATCGAAGAGAACGGGCAGCGGACCTACCTCAAACCTGACGAAGTTGAAGCCCGGCAGGCGGCGCTGGAGCAGCAGGCGAAGAAGTGGGTGGAGGAGATGAAGGCGGAGCCCACCCCGGAGAACGTGGCGCGGATGCTCGACGGTTTCGCCGGCAAGATCCAGGAGACCACGGACGCACCCCCCAAGGACACCACCCAGGTGATCCGAGGGCAGTTCATGGCGCCGCGTGCAGGCGATCCCGAGGGGTCGGTGCGCTTGAAGGGGTACCCCGACCCGTTCATGCCGGACCAGATCGTGGGGGAGCCCGAGGTTACGTCCGGCGGCACCGAGCGGCAGACCCTGGCGCGCTTCGCGTCCGAGCTGGCGAAGCGGTCGGCGGCGAACCGCGAGGAGCGGCAGCGCGAGACGGCGCCGCGCCCGAGGGCGGATGAGCTGGCGGCCACGCTGGTGCCCGAGCTGGACGGCAAGGGCGACAAGAACCGTCGCGAAGATGTTTCCTACAAGCGGGAGATGAACGATCGGCGGGACGCGGAGTACGCTGCCGACATCGCGGACGAGCAGAAGCGGGATCCTCGCGCCGTGCTGTTCGACCTGGACGCGTTGAAGCGGCCGGACCTCCGGCAGCAGGAGAACGCGGACGCCGTGGCGGAGTCCACGGGAGCAGCCGTGCGCTCGGGAGGACGTACGGAGCGAGGCAAGGCCGCGGACGTAGCGCGGGAAGCGTTCAACGCACGGATGGTGGCCGGGATCACCCAGGCGCCCCCGCGCGTGGAGGCGTACGACACCAGCAAGGACGCCGCGTACGACACCTCGCAGATGAAGCGCCCGGTGCCCCCGGTGAACCCCCTGGCGCAGCGGGGCGCACCCCCGGCAGGGACGAACACGCCGGCCCCCGCGCCTACGGTGCCGGGCGCGCGCAGCGCGGGACAGGTGCCGCCCGCTCCGGACCTGGGCCCCAAGCCCACGCCGCCGCGCAAGACGCTCACGGGGCAGCAGCGAGAAGCAGTCAAGCCCCAGCGTCTCGGGCCGCCTGCGATGGAGGAGCCCGATTTCGAGTTCGGCGATTCCTCCCAGGACATTGAGGTGGAGGGTGCCACGCGCGACACGCTCGTCACGCCGAGTGCCTCGACCACCATGCCGAAGAAGCGCGGGAGTCAACGCGCCGGGTTGCTGGGAACGGGGTAGACTCCTACCACCGACGAGTGCGACCATGGCTGATCTGCGACCGGAAGACATCGAGCGCGCGAAGAAGTTGTTTGCTACGGGAGCCGGCGTGGCCCCTGCGGAGCCGGTCCCCGCGGCACCCGCCCCGCCGAAGGCGTCTGCCGCGGTGCCGCCCAAGGCCACCCCGCGCCCCGTCACCTACGAGATGGACGCGAAGGAGCGCAAGGCGGCCAAGGCCGGCGCCTCGGCACCGTCGTGGGACCGCTTGGCGGTAGAAGCGGGGTTGGCCCCTCCTGCGCTCATGTCCAAGCTCGCGCCCGCCCTCGACGCCATGGAGCGGGACCCGCTGGACATGAAGGCCCTGGGGGCGAAGCCCGAGGTGGACCCGGAGCTGTTCCTGCGCGTCGAGGAGACGGACGTGAAGCGGGCGATCCGCAACGCGGAACGCAGCCCCGGCACGATGGACGCCATCAAGGGGCTCGTAGAGCTGGCGACGCCGTTCAAGGCCGCCGTTCAGCCGGAGCAGGTGGAGGCCGAGGCTAAAGTCAAGCGCCTGGAGATGGCGAACGCCTCCGAGGAAGAACTTGCCCAGGCCCGCGCCGAGGTAGCCGCCCAGAAGGAGCGCACGAAGCGCGGTGGTGTCAACGTCTACGAGCCGCGGGGCGTGGTGGACACGCTGGGCGACATCGACCGCGGGGGGCCGGCGGCCTTCATGCGAGACCCCAACAGCGTCATCACCGAAGAGCAGGTTGCGCGCCTGGAAGCCGCCGCTGGTGACGCCGAGGGTAGCGTCTCGGATACGGACAACACGGACCCCGACTACGACGTGGCGGACGGGCCCCGTACGGCGGCCGGCTCGAAGGAGCTGGCTGTCACCCTGCGTAAGCAGGCCACGGCAGCGAGGGCGCGTCTGGACAACCAGCGCGGTGCCATGACCACCAACCTCGTGGTGGAGCTGGGCGCCCCTGGTGCCGAGCAGGCGCGCACGCTCATGGCGCAGGTGACGGAAGGTACGGCGCCGAGTCGGGCCAACCAGGAGTTCCTGGCGCGGTTCTCTGCGTGGTGGTTCAAGCAGGAGGGCGGGGAGCGCGCCGCGTTGACCGGCCCGGAGCGCGCGGCGTTGCAGGCAGCCGCCGACGCGCAGGCCAAGCGTGCCCTCTTCTCGCTGCGGCAGGGTGGGTGGTGGCCCACCGAGATCTCCGAAGGAGACGTGAAGGGGCGCGGCAAGCTGGACCTGTTGGACTACGTGAAGGCGGTCGTTCTGCCCCGTGCGGAAGCTACCCCCAGCGGGCAGTCCGTACGCACGGAGGGGCCCGCAGGCTACGTGTTCAACCGTATGAACCTGCCTATTTCGGCGGCGGCCGAAGTGTATCGGGGGGTCCTCGGCGGGGACATGGACGCGTACCGGATGCTTCGCGAGAAGGGCGGTTTCCTCGAAGCTCTCGCGGACTTCGAGGAGCTGCCCCGCTTGAAGAAGTGGGCCATGGCGGATGAAGGCACGCTGGAGTGGACTGCTGCGTGGTCCTTCGTGTGGCTCGGTCTCATCGGAGAGGTGGTCACGCCGGACGGGTTCACCGCCTTGTCCAAGATCGCGGAGATCCCCGCTTATCTGGCGACCGCCGACCGAGGCTTGGCCGCTGCTCGTGCCGCCAAGGGCGCCGGCTGGGTGGAGCAGGTGCGCGCCGTGAAGGGTGCTGTCGCGTCCGACGCGTTGCAGTACGCGGACGCGCTGGAGGGGAGCAACCCCGCCTTGGCGCGGATCATCCGCGACCGCGTGAAGGGTCTCGTCGGTCTGACCGAGGAAGGCCGGGCTGTCCAGACGAAGCTCGGCGACACGCCGCGCACGGGCAAGAGCGGCGCGAAACAACTTCTCCGGGATGGCGTGCGCAGCGACAACGCGGACGACGCACGCGCGCTGGACTCGTTGCGGTCGGGTCGGTACGACGAGATCTACGGCAAGGCCAGCAGGGAGGCCATCGCGTCCCTCGACCAGCCGGCCGAGGGCGCCCGCGCCGCGCGTTCTGCGGACGAGCTTCTGCCCGATGCTCCGCCGGACGCGACGGACGACGCGATGCGCGTGTTCGGTGAGCCCGTGTCGGCCGGCGTGGCGCGCGCCATGGTGACGGCGGACGACGTGGCGGCGGCACTTCGGGCAGCCTCGAAGGGTAAGGCGCCGTCGGCCATGCGTAAGCTCGCCGCGAACATCATCACGCTCTTGGAGCGCAACCCCGAGCTGGCCCCCGTCGTCAAGCAGGTGCGGCAGCGTGTATCGGCGTCCGTCACGGCGGGCACGGTGGACATGGCGGACCTCCGCGTCGAGATGCTCCGCCGCTTGTTGCAGATCAAGCCGGACGCGGCCCAGCGGGTGCTCGCCAGGGCGGAAGCAGCAGTCGCCAAGCGGGCGGCGCAGGTGACTGCCCTGGAGCTGGAGATCGCCCGCCGGGACCCTGCCCGCAAGGCCGCCGCCCAGGCGGTGGATGCCAAGCAGGCGGCGGTGAACGCGGCGCGCGCCGAAGTGGAGAGCATGAAGGCCGGACCCCGGCAGGAACCTGCGATCAACCTGGACGGCGGCCCCACCGTGCGCGCGGGCACCCCTTCGGACGCGGCCTCGTTGGAGAAGACGGAGCCCCGCATCGAGCGCGACATCACCCAGCCGGGTGTGCGACCGACGCCGGCCGCGAACGAAGCCACGCCGGTGGTGAGGCGGGCGGGGACCCCGGCCGTGAACGAAGCCACGCCGGTGATGCGGCGGGCAGGGGCCCAGGCCGCTGTCGTCAAGCTCGATCCGGCGGCCACCGTGGTGGAGCGTACGGACGCGCACCGGGCCATCGGCCTGGAAGCCGCGCTGGAGCCGCTCGACGAGGTGAAGGCGGCACAGCGCGCCGGGCGGTACGGACCCGCCGAGCGGCTGCACTTCGCCCACGCGGGGGAGCCCTACCTCCGTCCCGACTTCATCCAACGCCCCCCGATGGAGTACGCGGCCAGCAAGCGGGCCCACCTGCTGTTCCTGTCCCTCCTGCGCGAGCACTCCAACGACTTGGCGACGGGCAAGTACCTTGCCGGTGCCGACGCGCTGGACTTCGCGACCAAGTTCAACCTGCCCTACTACGAGGCGTGGTTCACGCCGCGTGACTTCTTCCGGCTCGAAGTGCGCGAGGTCGGTGGCAGCGGGAAAGTTCGTTCTTACGGGAGCCTGTCCCGCCAGGAGCAGGTGGGCAAGACCTGGGAGATCGTCAACGTGAAGTGGACGCCCCAGGCGGAAGACTTCTGGAAGCAGCTCGACGACATCGCCGCCGCCAACCCGGAACGCCCTCGCGCGCGCGCCATGAACGAGTACCTGCGCAGCCTCCTGCCGTGGTCGGACCCGCTCGCCACCGCGGAGGATGTCGGCTTGGTGCGCCTGTCCGACACCGTGTTCGTGCGCAACCCCGAGGTGGCGAAACAGGTGGGCCCGTTGAAGCAGCCCGTTGAGGTGCTGGAAGACGGCGTGCGCAAGATCCGGTTTGAGGATGCCGTGTCCGACGGGCTCTCCGCCGAGGTGGTGGGGTTCAAGGACGGCAAGGTCATGGTCCAGCCCATGGAGTTCGTGGACGGGTCGCCCCGGCGCTCCACCCGGCACGGTCCCGTTGCCGTGTCTGTCGAAGATCTTGCCTACATGGAGCGCGGCCGGGTGCCCCGCACGCGCGAGGGCCGGAAGTTCTCGTACGTGGGGCCTCGGACGGATGCCGAGTGGCGTGAACTGCGGGCGGCCGAGGACCGGATGCCCGGTGCGCGGTCCATGCGGTACAAGGACCAGGAGCGATTCCTGGAGCTGAACCCGCCCAAGCGCCCGACCGCCGAGGAGTTCGACTTCCCGGTGTCCCAGCTCGACCCGGAGGCGCGCGAAGCCGCCATCCGGGCCATGGATGCCGCCGGTCGCGCGCGAGGCGTCCCCACGCCGCGGTTCGAGGACGGTGTGAAGGCCGCACCGGCACGTCCCGCCACCCCCGCGCCTGTCGCAGCCCCGCCCCAGGCGAGTCCTGTTGCCGGGGGCACGGGTCTGGCCGAGCTGGGTGGGGCGGGCGCCGCCATCAGCGACAACCTGTACGTCATGCTGCTCGACAAGGCGCGCAAGGGCGACGTGCTGGAGGGCGGCCAGCGGTTGCTCGTGCTCCAGATGGCGGTAGCGTTGCAGCGGCAGGGCGTGGACCTGTCCCTGGACGTGATGAAGCGTCTGGCGCAGGAGGTGATGGCGATCCGAGGGCAGAACGTGACGGGGGGCGCCTTCCAGCAGGCGGTGAAGGACGCGCTCTCCCGCGTGCAGGCAGATGTCGCCAAGGCGCAGCCCTCCGAGGGGAACCGCGTGGCCCCCGCGGTTGTTTCCGCCGGCAATAAGGACCGGGAGGTCACGGAGGCGACCAGCAAGGTGGATCGGATCGAGGCCGGGGCCGGCGAGCGTGCGGGCGCCAAGCTGCGCTACGCCGAGGCCGACCTGGAGCGCGCCCAGAACACCCTGCGCGGGCTGGGCGAGGGACTCCCCGCGGACATCCCGGAGGTCATGCGCGCTCGGCTGGCGGGCCGGCGGTCTGCTCTCGCCAACGCGCGCCGGGCACAGGCCGAGGCGGACGCCATGGCGCGCGCCAGCGCCCAGGTGCGGGCCGAAATGCGTGGGGCGTTGAAGCTGGAGCAGTACGTGCGCAAGGGCACGGCTGACGACTTGGCGAACAGCGCGCGGCACGCCGCTCTCGTCAAGGGCTCTGGCTCGGTGCCGGCGTCCACGGCGGCGACCCCGGCGCGGCGCATCTTCGAGTCCGGCCTGTACAAGACGCTCGACCGGTACGGCGTGAGCGGGGCGGGTCCCGCTGTCGCGGAGCTGCACAGCTCTCTGGCGCGCACCCTGTCCAAGCTCAACCCCGAGCGGTTCCCGACTCCCGACGCGTACTACGCCTCGATGATCGTGCGGCAGGGTGACGTGGCTCCGATGGAGGACGCTCACCGACTTCTTCGCCAGAGCGACCTGACGGACCTCAACGGCAAGCCCCTCTACCGCGCCGTCTCCACGGAGGAGGAGCTGGCCCAGGTGGTAGGCGACCTGCCGGAGCCGGAGATCTGGGAGCTGGACCACTACAGCGTGAACAAGGACCTGGACGTGCTGCGGTCGGACGCCCACGGCAAGTACGGCACGCAGCGGTCGTCGGAGTTCAACCCCGGAAACCGGGCGAACGACTGGAACTATCTCGGACGCGTGATGTTCTACCCCGGCGGCGCCAAGCCGGAGAGCATGATCGCCTACGGGGCGCAGCAGAAGTACACGACCCAGATCCGGGCGCGCATCTACGACTTCAAGACGGACCCGCGAAAGATCTTCCCCATCGCGCTGGCGGCGTACCGAAAGATGGAGGCCATGCCGTACAGGGAGCGGATGAAGGTCCGTGGCTACGGGGGGCCGGACCCGTTCAACGAGTTCGAGCGCCTGCTCGTGGACCTGGGCTACGACGGGTACAAGTGGCCCATGGGGGCGCCGGCTGGCGCCGAGCCCACCATCGTCGTGACCATCCTCAACCGCGACGTTCCCATCTCGACCGGCGTGTTCCCGGTACTCGTCCCGAACGGGCCGCTGGGTGCCGTGCGCAAGGGCTCCAAGCTCGACGTGTCGCCCGACGTGGTGGGGGTGCTGAACCGACGCATGACGCTGGCCCAGGCAGAAGTCGCGTTGCGAGCGCCGGTGGAAGAACACGCCGTTCTGTTCGTCAACGGCACCCAGGCGGGGCGCTGGGGGCCGGAGCAAACGCGCGCCGCGGGGCACAACCCCCGGAACTCGTGCGCCATCGACACCGCCGTGCTGGAGCAGGTGCGCGGCCAGGGTGCGGTGTTCACGCACAACCACCCCAACGGCGGCATCCTTAGCCCGGAAGATCTGGCTGTCGCCTCGTTTGGCGACCTCGGCGAGATGCGAGCGGTACCTTCTGGGGAGAAGGGCTGGGACGACGCGTGGTTCGTGCAGCGGCCCGTCGAGGGTTGGGCCTCCCCGGCAGCCATCCATCAAGCATGGTCCGAGGCAGGCAAGAAGGCGTTCGCTGTCGCCCGACGGCAGATGACCGAGTTCATCGTTGCCGCCGGAGGCGATCCCTACAACGGGTCAATGGTGGGTTATACGAAGGAGAAGTGGCAGCAGCTTCTCAACGATGCCCTTGAACAGGAGTGGCGAAGTGGCCGATACCCCGAACTCCCCGAACTCTTCCGTGGTTTTACTCGATCGGAACTGGCCTCCGACGTATCCCGAGTGGACGCCGGCTCCGTTCCCGAGCGCGCTGGCGGAGTCCAGCTCCCCCTCCCTGGCATCCGGACCCTTGCCTCCGCCGAAGGCGCGGATCTCGGGCGGGTCGGACCTGGATTGGGACAAGTTCGGCTCCCCGGAGGGGGCACCCTCGCCGACATCCACGCCCAGCACCCCGACGCCGCCCGCGGCATCTTCCGGCAGCTCGGCCTCCGAGTAGAGCCGGGCCGGGCCACCGGCGCAGAACTTCGTATCTACCCGCTCTTCGACGCGTTCGGCACCGAGCGCGCCGTGGTGGAGGAGCGGGTGCGCGCGTGGCTCAACACGGTCGGCTGGGACTTCAAGGTCTTCGGCCCCGATGAGGCGGGCGCCGGCTTCTCGCCCCCGAACTTCCGCGACTTCAACTACCAGAACAAGAACGTCTGGATCTTCCAGCCGATGGACCCCAACGGGTCCTTCCGCGACTACAACTACACGCTGCCCTGGCGCGTGACGCACGAGGTCGCGCACGGGCTGGTGAACGACGCCATCTCCGACCTGTACGGCGGCCTCGGCAAGCGGCAGGGCGCGCTCGGCGTCGCCACGAAGTTCAACGGCAGGGACGTGCCGGCCCTCACGCTGGCCGACGCGCTGCGTGCCGTGGAGTGGGAGGCCGAGACGTTCAAGGAGCAGCGCGCCATCCTGGAGCGGGACCTCGGCATCTCCATTACGGAAGAGGCGTTCCGCCAGGAGAACGGGCTGAACATGAGCGACGCCGTGTGGCGCGCGATGACGGGGGGCTTCTCGGACCCGTCCGACCTGGGCGTGCTTCCGACGGCGGTTCACCCTGCGGATGTTCTTCGCAACGCCCGCAACACCATGCGCGCGGCGGCCCTGGAGATGGGGCTCGACATGGGCGAGACGTTCGGCATCGAGATGAAGGCCGAGCGCGCCGCGCAGGCATCGGCGGACGGTGTGGCCTGGATCGTGGGCGAAGCTCTGGCACGCAGGGAGGCAGGCGCCACCAAGGAGCAGTTCGCCCGGTGGCTGACCGACACGATGTACAAGGCGCGCAAGGCGCCCGGCTCCTCCCCCTGGGTGCAGGGCGTGGAGGAAGGCGCTCGCATGGTGGTGCAGGCGGCGGGCATGGACGCGGACAAGGGCACGCGCTTCCTGGCGGTCGCGTGGGGCAACAGCTTGGCGACGGCGGACGAGATTGCAGGGTTGAATCGCCGGCAGTATTGGCAGGGCATGGCGGTGGACCGCTACCCGCCGGACACCGACCGGCTGGCGGCGTCCGTGCGCACGGCTGGCGAGAACGTGGACCCCGAGGACATCCAGGGGCTGATCGACTTCCAGATGGGCCAGGGCATCATGACGTTCTACCGCACGGGGAACTTCTCCACGGTGCTGCACGAGCCCGCCCACATGTTGCGCCGCATCCTGCCGCCGGACATGCTCGCGGAGCTGGAGCAGGCCCTGGGCGTCGTGGACGGGAACTGGACGCGGTACCAGGAAGAACAGTTCGTGGCGATGTGGGAGAAGGCGGCGGCCGGCGGGTTCCTTTCGACCGGCAACCCCGCGCTCGACCGGTCGTTCCGGCAGGTGACGAACACCTTGCGCGCCGTGGCCGAGGACAGCGGCATCGCCGTCTCCCCCACCGTGCAGCGGCTGTTCGACACGCTGCACCGGGACACGGCGGGGCCGAAGGGACCGATGATCCCCGGCCGGGGGTCGCTGGCGGATGCCGAGCAGGAGCAGCGCGCGCTGGACGAGGCGTTCCGCCTGTCGAGCCGGTCCCTCCTTCGCGCCACCTGGGAAGACCGGATGGGCCGGCTGCGCCAGTGGCTGCGTCCCGCGCGCGACGTGCTCGACGGGTCGTTGAAGGAGGTGGTGAAGAACCTCATCCGTAAGGAAGAAGCCGAGCTGTCGGCGTTCAACAAGCGGCTGGCGGACGCCATCACGCGCACGAAGACGGACCCGCTGCGCGCCCTCGTGACGGACGGCGATGACCTGTCTGTAGACTTCTTCGCTGCCCTTGATGAGGGGGCGGACGGGCGGCTGTTGGACGCGGCAGCCGTGGCCTTCCTGGACCGCACGAAGATCCCCCTCTCCTCGGACGACATGCGCCTGCTCCGGGAGGCGTTGCGCACGCGTGGCTCGATGGAGGAGGTGGTGGCGGCGTTGCAGGAGGCATCACTGGCTGTCGTCAGTCGCCAGTTGGAGTACCAGGGGCGCGCGATGCGGGACACCTACACGGGCAAGGCCCTGCTCACCCAGGCGGCGGGCACCATGGCGTTGCACCACCGGTTCGAGAAGGCGGGGTTCGGTGTCGGCGCCGTGCTCCACAGCGAGGACGCCAAGGCGGCCTCGGAGTGGCTGGCGGGCACGTCCCGTTCCGACCGGGGGCGTCAGATCGTGCTGGGTGCGATGGAGGACCCGTTCAACTACATCCCGCCGACCAGCGGGGTGGCTGGGCTGCGGCGCGAGCAGATCTCCCCGTTCGGAACGACGGGCACAAAGTCCCGCGTCGGTAGCACCGTAGCAAAGATCTCCGGCACGCTGGAGGGGTCTGATGTCTACGTGCCGCGCGTCGTGCGGGACCGGCTCGTGGCCCAGATCGACGCCGTGGAGCAGGCGGCCCAGCCCCCGCTCGGTACGAAGCTGCTGCTCCGGTACTGGAAGCAGGGGCTCACGTCCGGTGTGCTCCTGGCCCGGCCCACCTACTACCTCAACAACGTGTTCGGCGACTTCGACCAGATCGCAACGGTCGCAGGCTTCGACGTGGCGTTCCGGCAGTCGGCGCGTAACCTTGCGCAGAACTTCCTCGCGGTCCCTGGTGTAGCGAATGTCCTCCGGCTGGCGGGGGATGCAGGCACGATGCGTCGTGTCTCGGACATGCTCGCCTGGGGCTCCATCAGCAAGGGCGTAACGAAGGTCATGGACGGCGCCGACGAGATGATCGAGCTGGGCGGGAAGCAGTACAACGCGCGCGACCTCTTCCGCATCGGGTCCAGCGAGGGCGTGGGTGGCGTGTACTCGTCGGCCGAACTCCAGAAGGATCTGGCCGAAGTTCTCCGTAAGCGCGGTCCCGTGGGGCGTGCGTTCTCGGCGAACTCCCAGGCGGTGCGCGACGTAGCGGAGCTGATCTCCCTGCGGCAGCATTGGGGCCTGTTCCTCACGCTGGTGGACACGGGCAAGGAGCCGCGCGAGGCCGCGAAGATGACCATCGACGCCCTGTATGACTACGTGCATGGGCTTCATGAGGTCGATAAGAATGTTGTTCTCCAGCTCTTCCAGCCGTTCTGGAACTTCCAGAAGAACAATGCTCGGCGTACCGCCAGGGCCTTCTTGACGCCGGGCGTCTGGGGCGCCGGGTACTTCTCGTCCCCGACGCTCCGCATGAAGAACCTCTGGCTGGCGAAGGAGCGGGGTACCGAACTTCTTTCGGACTACCTGGACAATCGCGACATGTACGGCTTCGACACCGAGGCCATGCAGACGGACGACCCCGCCAAGTACGCGGCGTACCAGAAGGCGATTGCCGAGCTGGAAGCGCGTGGCCTGTCGCCCAAAGCCGTGCGCGAGCTGCTGTCCCGCGGCGACGAAGTGCCGGAGCTGGACGGCTTCGTGGTCGAATACTGGAACGGGGACCCCACGCGGGCCATGCTGCCGGACTGGCTCTATAGCCGCTTCGTGGCGTACTCCCCCTACAACCGAGGCGGGGCCATGGGCGATTGGCTGCTGCGCGGGGAGGGGCGGAGCGAGGCCCCCGGCGACGACTGGCGCGCGGTGCCCATGCCCGACGACTCCAACATGGCCGCCATCGGGCAGACCCTCGGCGCCGCCGCCGTGCTCGTGAACGCCATGCGCGCCCTGGTGCAGTCTGACCCCGGCGCCTTGGCGAGGATGTCGGCCGAGGCACGGATGGCGTTGGGCGATCCTGCGAAGAACCCCGCCGTGGTGTTCACGTTGGGCACCTTGCTGGGCTACGATGTAGACGCCTACGCGCGCACCCTGCCGCCCGCCACGGGAGATCTTCTGCACGGGGTCTTCGGCCCGCGCGTCTCGTTCGCTAACCGCGTCACCCAAACGGCGGAAAGCTCGGCGGATAGCGCCGAGTTCGCCAACCAGTACAAGATGCCGGCTGGCACCGCCGCCCTCGCTGACATGCTCGGCGTCCTGGGTCCGTCCCTGGCGGCGGCGGGTCTGATGGAGAAGGCGCTGGGGAGCGGGACCCCTGGGAAGGGACCCGGCGGCGCACCCGGCTACGCCCTGGCCGAGGGCCTGCTGGGGCAGCGCACCTACCCGGTGTCGCAGCGGGCGCAGGACGAACGCGCCGACCGTGAGGCGACTGACCGGGTGTACGACGCCACGGCTGCGATCCCGCGGGCGGCGGCAGCCCTCATCCCGGACAAGCCCGAGACCATCCGCAAGGACGCGCGTGAGATCGAGACGGCGCGGCTGGCGCAGCTCCAGACGGGCAACCCCGAGCAGTACAAGCGGGAGATGATGGACACCTTCGCGCGGTACTTCGGCAAGTACCCGCGCGCGGCGGACGACGTGCTCCGGTTCCGGTCGATGGCTGTCTTTGCGGGGTACTCTGCTACCGATGTGGACGGCTGGGACGACGACACCGTGCTCACCAAGGTCCCCGAGCTGGCGAAGTATTTCGTACCGACGATGGCTGCCCGTTCGGACGTACGCTAAGCTGACGCGAACGAGGTCATCCGCACCCCCGTGCGGAAGGAGGATGTGATGGGACCTTGGATTACCGACAAGCTGATCAAGTCGTATCAACTGTTCGCGCGCACGATGGGGGTACCGATCGTCAACGACACGGGCTCCGACATTCCGGTGGGCAAGCTGGTCTTCATCACGGGGTTCAACGTCCCGAAGTTGAAGTTCAGCATCTCCCTGGCGGACGCCAACGTCGCGAACGCCCAGGCGGCCTGGATCACGACCGAGGCCATCAAGGCGGGGAACTCGTCCGTCTTGGCGAAGTTCTTCCGCGTGGAGCGGCTCAACACGGCGGCCGGCGCCGCCGGGGCCCTGGTGTACGAAGACACCACGGCGGGCGGCTGGACCCTCACCAACCCCCAGACGGCGGACAAGAGCGCGCGGGCGCACATCGTCGGCTACGTCGAGGTCTCGTCTGCTACGGTGGGCGTGATCGTGTTCGACCTGTTCTCGATCAGCTCGATCGTCGCAGGCACTCGCGACTTCGCCGCCGGCTTCCTGTCGGCGGACGCTCTCGGGCGCGCGCTCATGGCGTCGAACTTCTTCGACGCCGCTACCGTGCTGGCGAAGTTCGCGGCCAGCTCGTTCGACTTCACGGCGGTGTCGTCCGTCTTCGCGGCGGCCTCGATCCCGGCCACGAAGCTCCAGCGCAACGTGTTGCAGTCCGCCACCATCGCGCTCACGTCGGCGCAGGTGAAGGCCCTGCGCGCGGCGCCCCAGGTGCTCGTGGCGGCGCCCGGTGCGGGGCAGGTGATCGAGTTCGTCTCGGCCAACGTCCGCCTGGACTACGGCACCAACGTCTTCACGGTCGGCGCCGGTGACGACCTCGCCGTGAAGTTCAAGGACGGCACAGGCCCGAGCGTCTCCGAGAACATCGAGACCACCGGGTTCCTCGACCAGACCACCGACATCGCGACGAGCGCCATCCCGAAGAAGGACGCCATCGTGACGAAGGCGAACTGCGAGAACCAGCCGCTCGTGCTGCACGGCATCGGCGGGGCGGAGATCGCAGGCAACGCGGCCAACGACTCGGTGGTGCGGCTCGATGTGTCCTTCCGCGTCCACTCCACGGTCTGGTAAGGGAGGGCGCGATGGAACCTGTCTACCGTCCTTTCGACCGGCGGACTGATCCTGCCCCTGTTGCCGGCAACGCGCAGCAGGAGGTCGTGATCTCCGCCACCGAGCAGGTGAAGATCCTCGTCCACGCCGTCCTGGTGAAGCGCACCAGCGGCGCGGCGGTGGGTACCAACCAGCCCCGCATCTACCTCGTAGCCGGTGACGCGGCGGACGCGGCCTCCGAGCGGTGGCGCGCTGCCGCCGCCACGGCGGCCGGTTCCCTCATCAACACCACCGGGATCAACCGGCCGCTCACGACGGTGAAGTTCCCCGCTGGCTCGGCGGACGCAGGAAAGTACGGCTTCTACTTCATCATCGACGGGGACGTGCTCAATGCGTTCACGTACGAGATCTTCTACGAAGTTCTTCACTAAGCGGGGTGCCCGATGCCTCCGAACGATAAGACCGAAGAACGTCTGTTCGCCCTCATCGACAAGCTCGTGTCCAGCATGGACAAGATGAGGCGGGACATGTACATCATCGCCGCCGCGTCCGTCCTGCTGTTCGCGGCGGTGACGATGGCGCGCGACGGGGTGTTCACCAAGGTGGGCGTCCCCGGCATGACCTTCGAGACGCACGGCACGGAAACAATGCCGCCGTCGCCGGATGTCCCGAGCGCGCCTGACCCCGCGGTGCTGCCCCCGGCCCGCCTGTCCCGCGATGAGGGGGACGGCTCGTGAGCCCGCGCACCTTCCACAGTGAGCCGGCGCCAGGGTGCATCCGCACTCGGCGCCGTGGCGTGGCGGTGGACCGCATCATCATCCACACCATGGAGGGGAGCTTCGACGGCACCATCCGGTGGTTCCAGACGCCCAAGCGCAAGGTGCTCACCTGCGCGCACTACCTCATCTCGCGTCGCGGCGACATCTGCCAGATGGTGGGCGACGCGTTCAAGGCCATCCACGCGGGCTCGCCCACGGAGCTGGGCTGGAACGACCGGTCGATCGGCATCGAGCACGAGGATTGGGCGCACGACGCCGAGCCTCCGCCGGACGCCATGCTGCGCGCCTCCGCCAAGGTCGTGCGGATCCTCTGCTTGAAGTTCGACATCCCCATGGACCGGACCCACATCATCGGGCACGTCGAAGTGCCTGGAGCTACCCACACGGACCCCGGCCCCCTCTGGCCCTGGGACGCGTACATGCGCTACGTGCGCGAGGAGGCATAGATGCCCAGGAATACCGCCCGCCCGCTCGCCCCCGTCGTGTTGCCGAAGGTCGAGCCCGTCGTGGTGGCGCCCGCGCCCCCGGCGCCCGCTCCTGCGTCGATGGAGCGGCACCGCCCCGTGCCCCCGGTGGCGTTCGTGGCCCGCACGGTCGTGGACCTCGTGGACCACCTGGAGCTGCGCCAGCTCGTGAGCCCCGGCAAGGAGCTGGCCGACGTGATCGACCGCATCCGCGACGCCAAGAAGCCGGAGTCGGCGGGCGGGAAGCGGATCACCCCCAAGGAGTGGCAGGGCATCGGCCTGGAGCTGGCGGAGCTGGGCCTCGCCGTGGTGCTCGCCTTCCTCGGCTGATGCCCCGCTGTCCTATTATGCCGGTGGAATACTCTACGGCTGCTTGAACAGGGCGGGGCTGGGCGCATGAGCCGCTTCACCCCGCGCCAGCTCTTCCTCGGCCACCTGTCGGTCCTGCACGAGGGCCTGCTCCCGCCACTCCGCCTCGGTACCGACCGGGGGCGGAGGCAGCGGTGCGCGCGGCAGGAACCCCAGGTCGATCGTCGGCCGGTCCACCAGCCGGGTGATGTCCGGCGTGCCGCCGCGCAGATCGTCCACCATGTCGATGACCACCCGGATGCGCTCGATGCTGAACAGGGCGGCGTAGCTGCCCGGCGGCCACCGCTCCTTGACCAGCGCGATGCCGCCCTCGATCACGTCCTCCAGGAGCTTGAAGCTCATGTAGAAGCGGAAGAGGTAGAGGAGCACGTCGGCACGGATGACGACGCCTGCACTCCCGCTCGGCTTCTTCTCGCCGAGCATCCGCATGTAGCCGCGAACGAAGTCGTCCAGCTCGGTGTTGGAAAGAACTACGGCGGTGCCGTCGGGGGTCTCGATAGGCATGAACTTCCTCGGTGTTA